AGAGATCGATCTTCTGCTTCTTACCATCTTTGAACTTGACTTCGCCCATGCTCTTAGTTTTAACGATCTTCTCTAAGTCAGCGATAACGCCTTCTGAGTAGTAGCCTTCTTTATAAGACTCTTCAACTTCTTCTTCGTCATCTTTCATTGCCATTTTAGTAGCAGTTGCGTACATGACATCAGTAGCTTTGTCGCCGTAACGATCTTTGAACTCGCTCATTTTTTTCTTGAGTTCTTTGACGATAACTTCACGCTTCTCTTTCTGAGCATCAGTCATAGTGCCTTCTTGTACAGACTCATAAACCTCTTTACCTTGACCCTTCTCTAGATCAGCTAAACGATTAGCAGATAAATCGAGAACCTCTGCCTCTTTGTATCCGTCAGGTAGTTCAATTTTTTGAACAAGATGCTTATCTATGAAAGCCTGTTGCTTTTCTACCGAAGCATTATCGCCGAGATCTTGTATCTCTTTATGAAGCGACTCTATTGTAAACTGCTTAAAAGATTTCATTTTTATTCCTTTATTATTCTGATTCTGGAGCAACTTCTACTTCAACTGGTTCGCCAGCTTCTGTGGAAGCACCAAACATAGAATCGTATTTTTGTCCGATAGCCGCTGTCATTTTATCTGCCATAACACTATTAAAAGTGTTTTCAAAGGTACCTGCATCTTTCTCGACTGCATTTCTAATCAAATCACTAACACTCATGTCTATCTCCTTACTTATATGTTTATTTATATTTTATTACAGTTGCTGATTAGGCTTATTCAGGCTCATCTTTTGGATCTTCAAACTCTCCAAAATCATCTTCTGGAGCATCGTCTTTTGGATTATCTTTTGGATCTTCAAACTCTCCAAAATCGCCTTCTGCTTCATTCGAGTCTTCTTCGTCTGCTTCTATTTCTTCTCTCATCTTTTCGATGTCATCTTCGTTCATCATGAGAACATTCTTTCTAACCCAATCTGCTGAGTAGTACTTACCAACATACTCATCGATATCACGAAGCATACCTAATCTTTCTCTTAATATTTCACTTTCTTTCAACTCTTCAAAGTAGTTGTCTTGCATGAAATCATATCTGATAGAGGATTGAATCTCGCCCCACTCTTCAGGTCTTATGATTCCCTTGAGTACTAACTGCTTCTCAAGAATTTTATCAAACAGTGTAGAGAATTTTGCTCTCAATCTACTGATAAACTTACTAAACTTAATCTCATCTCTAGATATTTCTGTTGCTCTACCTAGTGAGAATCCTGCATCTGTTTCCATGCGAGAGATAGGTACATTAAGAGACTTAAATAATCTCTTCTGGAAATATAATACATCGTCTAGTTCTCCTAGATTCTGACCACCAGGCAATGTAGTGATCTCTGTACCTTTTCCACCCTCTCTTCTTGGCAACCAAAAATCGTCAGTCATACTCATATGTCTACGATCATCTTTAACGTCACCAGTACTTGCATCATATACTAAGCGATTCTTGTGCTTAGTCATCATATCTCGTAGATACTGTTCTGCTTTCATCTTAGGCAGATTACCTACATCGATATAGAAAATTCTTCTTTCAGGCGCTCTAGATATTCTGTAAATAACTACAGCATCTTCCATCATTCTCAACTGATTCAGAGGCTTAGCCGCTTTATGTAAATGAGATACGACTAATGTATTATCTTCATTAAGCAAACCCGAATTAGCATTTACAATAGAGTCTTTTGCAATCTTTAAACCAGCTAGTTCGTTACCCTGCTGTCCTAACTGATTGCCGGCCTGTCCCAGAAATCCCTTTTCACTATAGATGTAGTATTCATTCTTAACTTTCTTTGCTAAAAACTTACCATCTCGTGAAGACCCTTCTGACTTAGTTTCAAATTCTCTGACTTTACGAATCTTTCTTGGATCGATATAACGCAACTCTTGAATACCTTTTCGGGGTTGCTTGATATCAATCATAACATGATAGTTGATTCTTCCATCAACATACCACTTTTGGAAAGTGTCGTAACCAGTAGAAGAAAAGTCTAACAACTTCAATACAGTGTCAAACTCTTCTCTGATTTTCTTTTTGATGTTGTCAGCTAGATCGACATCATCCGTAACACATTCAACAACCTTTTCATCCGATGAAATACTAACTGCCTCGTTAATAATATCATCTACTGCTTGAGAAACTTCTGGTTGCTGTAGCATTGATCTATATTTTTGCACAAGTTCTGCTTCTGATCTTGCACTACCAGCCAAGTCCAAATAGCTACTTGCGGCAGTACCTGTTGCCGCAATGTCAATAGAACCTTCTTCTGCGCCCGCCTGAACAAAGGAGGGGATATTATTCTCTTCCTTTTCGGACTTGCGTTTGATTTCAAAACCAAATAATTCAGCCATATTTTATCCTCTAATTCTTAGGGAGAGTTTATTCTCTCCCCTTAAATTATCGTTATCAATTTTACTCGTTTGTGCCGCCGTCTCCGGTGACTCCACCAGAAACATTCCACCAGTCATACTGGAAGGTGACATCGAATCTTTCGATATCGTCAGTTGTGTTCCAATCCATAGTGATAGCACCGATGGAAGTTGGAAATAGTCCGTTAAAGTTATAAGTTCTTAAAGGTGCGCCAGTTTTTGAGTACTGAGTAATCTGTGCTTGATTCTTATATTCAGAAGCACTTGCACTACCTAACTGAGTTGTGTTTCCCTCATGAGCATTGATGGATGCCATCCACTGCTCCATAGCGTTACGAATAAGGAAGTCCTCATCGTTAATGATAGTTACAGTCCACTCAGCGAATGTTCTATCGCCTGCTATCTTAACCTTACGACCAAAGTATGGAACTTCAATTGTTCCGATAGTAGCTTCAGGGATCTGTGCCGCCTGTACCATAAATGGTGTTTTAAGATCAGCAATTCCATTAATGGGATTGGTGATAGCTACTTGGAACAGGGATGCCTTAGCACCCCCGAAGGTCAATTGGCTTTTAATTTCATTGATGTTGAAAGCCATCTTTTTTATCTCCTTGTTTGTTGTCTAATTATTTATTAAGCCGCACCAACGATCTCTGAGAACTCCACGCCTGTTCTAACGGCAACAAAGTTCAACTGGATAAAGTTGATTGAACGTGCTGGCTTGATGTAAATGTCGCCAACAAATTGGTTAGTGTCTATCACTTGAGGCGTATTGTTAGATTCATCACAGATAACTTTAAAGTCATAAATGCCTCGTCTACCTTGAACATCTCTCAAGAACGGTTCAACTAAGTTAACAAATGTAGCTCTAGTGAACTCATCGTTAAACTCGAATAATGTTGACTTAGATGCTTGACTAATAGTCTTCTCAAGAACAATGAACAATCTACGGACATTGATTCTGTCGAATGCGCTAGTAGTGCCAGCAAAAGTCTTGTCACCAAATAGTACAGTGCCTTGACCTGGCTGAGTAATTACTGGATTAATACCATTCTTGTATAGTAAATCTCTCTGCGCTTTATTAGGATTAACTTTTAACTTAACAACATTCTTAACATTTCCTCTGCTGTATCCTGCGGGTGAGAACCATGGATCTCGTAGATCGTCTGTTCTAGCACACAAGCCAGCGATGTCGCCATTCAAAGGAACCCAACGATATACGTCAGAATACTTATCGTATTGGTATTTATATCCACTGTCAACGACTGCAAAACTACTTGCAGTTAAGTTGGCGACAAAGGCTACTATAGAAGATGGAGTCATATTGTCTGCGTATGCAGGAGAAACAAATGCTACACAATCTCTACGAACTTCTACAATATTGTCGATGATGTAGTTAGAGAGTTCGTGTCCTGTCGCTCCTCGTGCTTTACCTTGAAGAACAAACGAGATATCTACATCAGCGGCATCTTTATAAAGATCATACGCTAAAGCTAGTTTACCGATTGGAATATCAGTCTCATCGTTACCATCACTACCACCAGTCAAAGCTGTAGCTGAAACAGCACCACTCAATGCGGCTGAACCTGCATCAGTCAACGAAATCCAGTCAGAAGATGATACAAGAACATCCGATAGGAAGTTTGTAGATCCGTCTGCACTTTTAGCACCTGCCGTTAGCGATACATTATCATATCTTTCTATAACAGCACCAGCGGTGCCAGTAATTTTACCATCAGAATCCTTAACGACAACATGAACACTTCCTGTATCTGGAGCAGAGTCGAAGATGTCTGCATCGCCCCACTGCTTAGTGTACGCTCCACCAGTTATGGTAGTGATGCCTGTGTATCTCTCAATAAAGTTTGCTGTTGCAGTAACTGCGCCAGCTTTAGTTGTTAACTTATTGGTGCCTGCCGAAAGAGCAGTGATTTGTACGTTATTTTGATTACTTACAGAATAGCTGTTTGCTTTAGCAAGAGTATCTGCTAGTTTAAACATATTTGTTGCGCCACTAGTCTCTACACCAACTTGGGTTAATGTATAGCCAGTATTACCTGCGGCGGGTTGAGTAATATCAATAGCGTCAACACCAATTGCAGGGACTTCAGAGTATAATTTAATCGCTGTTGTGCTTTCTACCTGAACCCAATACTTAGTGCCGTCTGCTAGATTATTGATAGCAGCCTGACTATTCGTGTTGAATATAACACGATCTCCAGTTGTGTAGCCGTGTGCAGTACCGAATGTAATTGTTTCATTTGTTGTAGAGACGGCATCGTAGTCGAATGATTTTGCGACATCTTCTACTGGGATAATGAAGTAGTTTTTATCGTCTACTAAACCAGCTAGAACACCACCAGTTGTTGCGTCATATACAACAGGAGTTCCTTTTGCAATGGTTTCGCTTGCGCCCAACTGAATAATACTCGTACCTAATGTGTCTGCGGCATCGTGTATATATACACCACCGTCAGTGTCAACAGTATGATCGTAAGAAGTTGGAGCGGCATCAGATTCAAATATAAAATCTGCGCCAACACCACCACCTGAAACCGAAGCATCAGCTTTTAGTGTCAAGCTTTGTTCACCAACTGTGATTACGTCACCCTTTTTGAGTGCTTGTGCTTGTGCTTGCGAGGCAAAACCGGTAAAAGTACCAGAACTATTACCTGAAGTGATATCGACAGTAGAAGTGCCAACTCTTGCGGAAGCGAATGATGTGCTATCGCAGTGAGATACTTGAATAGAATTTCCTAACTCGCCATAATACTTGGCTTTAAATTCATCAGCGCCACCTTTAGTGGCGATAACAGCAGTATCACTTACTGCACGAGTTACGAAAAGTGCATCACTATAGCCTAAGAAATTGGCCGCTGTTAAAAATGTCTCATGGTTTGTCCATAAGTTTTCTGGAGCATATGCACCAGTATATCGGGTTGACGGCTCACCGAATCTAGAAACTAATTCTTGCTCTGAGGTAACTAAAATTCTTTCGTTGATTGGACCCCATCGAAATACACCTGCAATTGCCCCTTCGGTCGTTCCAACCGCAGGGGTAGCACTTGTTAGGTCGATTTCGCTGACGTTAATGCCTGGACTTGTTTGAAAGGCCATTGTTGATTTCTCCTTGTTTATTTTGTAAGTTACAAACTTCTTTTATTTTCTATTTCTATATTTATAATATTGAGAACTTAGCTTAACCAACTATTATCGTCATCTGAGACTGCAATTAGATCAGCAGTATCACTATTCATGTCGTAGTCGTTGAATCCAATTGGTAGTAGACTCTCTGCCAACTCTTCTTCGTTTCTTTGTCTTAGGTTATTGACTGTGTTTATATTAGTGATCTCTTTAAAGAACATCTGATCAGTCATCCAAGCAAATAGCACTAGACCCATGACTAGATCGTCATGACATCCAGATTCTGCTTCATAAGAGTTGCCTTTTCTAGAAAATGTAGAAAGTTCGTTAATCGTATCAAAGTCATTCAATATCAACTGATCTTGTTCAACCAACATCTTGAGCATATTACATCCAACGGATTTAACTGCTTTTGTTGTTCGAATGCCCTTATCTGCTTTCTTTGAGAATCCTGTAGATATTCTTTTACCTGATCTACCTGCGGATTCTGTGAACATGAGTGTTTCCACTTCAAATTCGTAATGCAATGTCTCTGAGACTTGCTCACCTATATCATTGACTTCCACTAATGTGTAAGCCTCATTATAACTCTTTATACTTCTATATATGATTTCAGCGTAGTCTATGGGTGTTATCATATTATCTTTAAAGACGCAAACTTGTCTATAAGGCATTTCTGTAACATCAATAATCTGAAATGCTGAGTAATCTAATCCTTTACCTCTAGCCACATCGACTACACAAACATATGTGTGATCTTTCTGAGGCTTTTCATATACTTTCATGTGCTGTGTTTGACCAACTGGAGTTCTAGGTACAAGGTTCTTTAATTTACCACCTTCGATCAGAGTGCCAGATGAGCCTAAGAATCCACACTCGAACTCTTGTGAGAACTTCTGCGTATCTTGATCCATAGCCGCAAGAGTCTCTTTTCTCCATGCCTCATCTCGCCCCGGTACTCTTTGCCACGGCACTTCAACATACTCAAATCCGTTTGTGTCTAGCTTTGCTCCCTCACAAGTCTTATAGAAGTGATTCAGACCATTCGGTGTAGACGTATACAACATCTTTGTAGTCTTACCAGACGAAATCGTTGGGAATACAGAAGCAAAGAACTCATCCCAATTTTCCACGAATGCGGTTTCATCTATGTATAGAAACGATATAGATTTACCACGAATAGCACTCGATGAAGTTGAGCCTGCGATGATCTTACATCCGTTCTCAAACTCAACAGAGCCTTTGTTCCATTCAATAACGCCTTGTTGTAGCCACTTAGGAAGTGCTTCGTATGCAATCTTGATTCGATCTAGAATCTCACGAGCCGCATCACCTTTGTTAGCAAGTAAAGCACAAGTCTTATGCTCATTAAATAGAACATAGTGTAGAATCACAGCAACAGCAGTTGTCGTTTTACCTGCCTGTCGTGAAGTTACCACGGCAACTCTTCGATTATTGGTTATCTTCTCAACAATCTCTTTCTGATAATCATACATCTTGATTGGAATAAGACCCCTATCAACGTGTACAATTTGAATATACTTCTCAGAAAAATATGTAGGATTATTAGCGCACTTGATAAACTCGCCAACCATATCTTGGGTAAACTCAATAGGAGTACCCTTTCGCTTTAGATTGACGTTACCATTGTAGCCACGCTCTTGAACATTAGCCATCGTTATTTTTCATGTCCTTTAACAACTGCTGTAGTTCATTTGTCGAACCAACAAACAGATTGTTATTAGTAGTGAGGCCTTTGGGTGCTGTCTCAGCATTCTCCGACTCTACTTTAATCTTGTCAGTAGACATCTTAACGAGGTCTTTGTTTGCGTCAACAAGCGTCTTCATGATAGTCGATACGACTTCATATGCTCTCGGATGCTCTGATGCTTTTGCCACATCGAGCATTTGCTCTAACGCCTCTGTTCCAGATTCGATTACATTATAGAAGTTACTTCTAGCGTACTCATAATCTTTATTCATTTTGTCGTCAGTGGGAACTTCTGTTCTTTCAATTACCTTCCCTTCGACTACATCATTCAGAGGCTCAAGTCCTAGACTTTTACCTATTTCATCATTCATATTATATTGTTCCATCTCCGTCTGAGATTATTGTCATTGCTTTCCAGTTATCTTCTTCATCTATTTGACTATATGGTAGTGTTGCGAATGCGCCAGCGGGTGGATTAGTATTCGGATTTGCGGGTGCTGTGAAAGTATCACCAACTTTATATGTGACACCTGTTGTTGCGTCACCCGACACAAATAGATTCCAAGCCGCTTGAACTGCGGGTAGATTGATATTATCTAAATATAGACCACCTACAGTACCCATATCGTATATTTGGTATTGTACTCCTGCTGTAATCTGACTTACTGCTACAGGAACAGTAGGAGTTGCTTCAATATGTGTTCCACCAGTATTATCTACGAGTGATGGAAACATATTCACGTTAGAGAACTTAATCTGCTTTTTCGCCACAGTCGGTGAGAAGAAGTATCCTTTCATCGTAAAGTTTAGTGTCCAAATCAATGCTCTTCTAGTTTGAAAGTCTGCTTCATAACTGTCTTCTTGAGATACGCTATTCAAGACCACAGGAATATCAACGTATCCCATGTCTTCTACCATTTGAACGCCTACAGTACAGTCTGGCTTAAAGAAAGGCAGTATCTGCTCGATAATCTTCATTCCATCTTCATTATACTTTGTCATAATGTTTAACTGAAACTCAATATCATATGGTGCAGGAGTAAACATTGTGTTCACACCACCACCTGAGAGTGGTGAACCTTTAACTTGTTTCGTTAGACTAGTCAACTTTCTTTCTGCACTATATGTCATACCTGTGATCTCAAAAGACATTCTAGGTAGAGTTATCGCATTAGGAGAGTTTAAGTTAGGGTCTTGCTCTAGTTTAGCCAAAAGCTTCTGCATAGGAGCGTAGTTAATGGGCACCTTCATCTTCTGTGTTGAAGTGCCAGCATTATTCTTTCTAGTGATCTCGATATCATTAAATAGCGTACCGAACACTGCTACATATCGCCTTGTGGTTTCGTGATAAAAGTGATTACCAAACATTAGAATGAATCCTCGCCAAACGGATTTGAGTTACTGAAATCAACGAAATTGTCTGATCCAAGAGTGCTTTTACCAAAGTCTTCAAACGCTTGATTGTCTGCAAGTGTGTCGACCTGCTCATCAATGACGATAGTATCCTTACCAGTTACTGCTACGCCAGAAGGATCAAAGCTTGCGACAACTTGTTGATATGGCGTGGCCTGTGTTTTACTATAAGCATTGAACTCAGTCATCGCACCCCATATAGTAACACTACGATCAACATCGTTATCAATACTACTGATTCTAAACATAGGTTGACCATCAGTAAATTGCGTCCTAATTCGACCACTGCCATCGTCTGTTGTATTTGCGAATACAGCAATTCTCTGCCACTCTGAACTTGATGGAATATCAATCTCTTCAACAACTTGTTGTGATACTTGACCAAATGCTTCCAGTTTAAGACCAGCATCAGCGTTCTTAACATATATACTCATTATCACACCATCTGGATTCGGGGCAGAAGCCATAGATTGCGATAAACGAGTGAAAACAGGTGCATTATTCCCTAAGAATGTTACTGTTGTAGCATCTAGAGTTCCTCTAGGACTAGATACTCCTGTTGCAGTTACGTTTATATTGGTTTTTGTCCATATTCCCTGATCTAGACCTGCATTTATGTCGTTAGTATAGAACATCTTATTATTACTCACGCCGTCTGCACCATTTAACGACTTATATTGATATGTGCCCGAAGTCTGGGGTGTAAATTTAACACAAGAGCCGGGATAGCCTGGATAATACACTTGATCGCCATTTCCTTGATATCCACCATCACCATCTTTATCGCTATATGTTACAACACCCTCTGCTTCAGTTGTTGTTCCATTATTGTAGAAAGATAGTCTAGGAGAACTATAAAGATGTCGATTAGAGATATGACTTTGGTCGAATGTGTACTCTATACCCTTTTTAAGTTCTAATGCTTGAGCAGTATACGTTGTATCAGACGAAGAGTTGTCTCTAATGACGAACTGATATCCGTCAAGAATTTGCACTTCATATGTCGGTACAAACGTGTCGAAGTTTTTATACAATTCATCGATGAATTTTTGACCAGTTCTAAATCTTTCGCCACTATATTCGAATAGTTCTGCACGAAGATCGTACATCTGGAGTGACCCCATCTGATAGAAGATAGACTCATGCTCAACGTGTTGAATCTCAAATGCTTTATTATTGAGTGGAAGATAGATTAGATCGCCTTCCATAGGTCTAGTATTTGATGTACGATATGCTCCTACTTCAGACTCGTATGTTCTTCTTGCGATTGTCATAGTGATTGAGTCTCGAATCTCAAGGCCAAACTTAGACAAGAAGTCTCCTTCGCCTTCAAATCCGTCAACACTCTTAACGTACATTTCTGCCATGTGCGCCTCACTGAATGTTGAGAGATCATCTTCATTGAGGATGTCGTCTTTGGCTACGAGAGTTCTTGGTATATACCAGACATCCATTCCGTAGATTTTTATCGACTCAATAACCAGATCCTCGATGAGCGTTTGCTCCATCGAGTTTTCAAAGTTCTCAAAATAATAATTCTTAGCCACGTTTTTATCCTATCATATCGACAGACGGTAGAGAGTAGCTATTAGACATTTCTTCTTCTAGCCTCTGTATCTCTTCTCGTGCATCGCTTAAAATTTGTTCTCCATTGAACTGAACACCACCAGGCAATGTCATGCCGTTGAACTTAGTGAGATTTGATCCCCACTGATATTTGATTTTTGCTGTTGCATAGTTTTGCAAGAAACGATCTTTCCACACATCTGAGTATGTGTTAGGATCTACAACTCCATATGCTTCTATTACGATATATTCCCCGACAGATAGTGTGTCCCAATCCATATCTAACATAATTCGATCTTGATGTCGATTGTATCGCATGGGAACTTTACCAACCAACAGTTCTTCCATAAGCTGTAAATGAGACATTGCCATCTGAAAGTTAAGTAACTCAGAGTTAACTATATTGTGTAGATTCTGAAGAACAAAGTGATACTTAGCATTAAAGATGCCTGATCCAATTGAAGTCGTAGAGTTAGGAGTAAAGACATTTACTGCGCCAATGATATTTTCTGGTACAGGAATATACTCTAGTTCGAACGCACCTTGATGAATAGAAGTAATCGCTGTAGCAGATCCACTAGTTGTGCTATCAACTTTAGTCATAAATGTATCGCTAGTAACATAACTACCTACATTGAATGTTCCGCTAGTAGGCTTTTTAAAGAATAGTCTTTTCTTACCGGCAGTGTTGTCTAAAGCAACAATAGTTGCGAATGCAGTTCCGACTGTAGAACCCGAATCGCCATTTGATACTTCTTTAATCACATCTCCAACTTTAAAATGTGGATTATTGTCGGGATCAAGTTCAATGCTATCTGCGACAGTAACGCTAGAATTTGTCACTTGATACTTAACATAAGTCTTTTCAACACCATCGAAGTGATAGTCTTGATAATATGACAGTGCCTCATCAATGCGATCATCGACTTGATCATCATCGACATTGATCTCGATAACAGGTTTACCTAATTTTCTGAGGCAAAATTCTTTGAATTGTGTTTTGCTTGTTGGCTGTGCCATGTCTATATCCTAAAATTTGTTGGTATATTATCTATTTATACTCTGTCTGCCACACTCAAGTTGAATGGATTATCTGGATCATAAAATTGTTTTACTGTACGTTTTACGTCTATAGATAGGAAATACGGGTCAAAATAACTTCCCACAACATTACCATTATCATCATAATATGTTTCACGCATCTCGATTACCTCTTGTGCAGGAACAGTCAAACCATCGATATAACTATCCCCATACTGTAGCCAAAGGGCGCCCACATTATTTAGAATAGTGCTTATGTTGTCCATTCTTTCGTTTAAGTCACCTGCATCAATTCTCCTATCGAAGTAATCTATGCTACCATTATTCAAAACTGTTTTAAGTCGGTATCTAATACTCATTATATGTTCTCCGCTACTACATGAACTCTATGTAGATATAGATTGCCAGTATTCCCAAGAGTGTTTGTGGTAACGCCACATCTCCAAACAACATTTCTACTTTGCTGGGTAGCCGGCAAGATGATTTCATGCTCATGTTGAATAGAACCCGCTTCACTAATCACCAAATTAGTTGTCACCGCATTAGTGTTGTCAGCATGAAAAGTTTGACGATACTTTTTATTAAGAGGAGCAGTGAAGCTTACGAAATTACCATCGATAAAATTAGTGTTACTATAGTATAGTGTGTCTCCTACCGACAGTAATTGATTATTGTCTGTTGCTGTTATAACTGTGAATCCCTCTGTGGACTCAACGGTACCGAAAACACTGTCACCCAAAAATCTTAGTCCAGTAACAGCGTTTATACCCGAACCAGAGTTAGACGTTAAGGAAACTCTGCCAGTTATAGTGTTCAACTTATCTACATGATTTCCTCTGATATAAAAATCCCTAGCGCCGGTGAACGGTCCGAATTGCTCAGTTGTTGCAATCTCTACAATCTCGAATGACAGTGGTAAAGTCGAAGTTTGATTATATTGCACCAACTCTTCAAACTCTATGTATGGACTACCGTGGACGTTTGTAGTTTCGTATGCAGAATAGCTGTAATCAACAGTTATTTTTAATTTCTGCCTTTTTGCGTATCCGCCTTTTGGTTTAGGTATAAAAAATGCAAAAGTCGGGCCAGTAAAAACATTACCAGTTGGTATTGGATACCCTGCACCGAACTGAGAACTACTTCCGCTAGTAGATGTACTATATCCAAAATGCCTTGTAAACTCATACACTTCAGTTTTTCGATTATCAATTGTTTGCTCTATTGATTCAGTAGAGTTGTGCCAAGAGTTAAGATTTTTATCATATTGCAGATATGCATTATCCACAACAGGCTGTGAAAAATTTACATTGCTTAAACTATCTATCTGTGTATCAGGCCCTATAGAAAGTCTATTCGCAACTAGATTACCCTCAGAGTCTATATTAGCTTTTAGGTTATCAGAAGGCGAAGAAATAGTTACGCCTAAGTTGCCATCAGCGACAATGGTTGCTGTGATTTGCTCGTCAGCATCGCTCATATTACTTAGTTATCCCACCTGACACAGTAACAGTTCCCTGAACAACACGAGTTACTACAGTAGTCGCTGTTGACACAATCTCTACGTCATAAAGATATCTACCTGCCTCTATAGAATTTGTTCCAACTTGAGTTACTGTATCGCCGTCAACAACATTTGAATTGGGTAATTTTAACGTGATTACACCACCTGCGTCATTGTGAGTTGCGATGAACTGTGCGGTAACTGAACTAGTAGTAAAGTTTTTACGCATCTGCGCCCTGACGGTGTGACCTGTAAGGTTATATGCTTGACCATCAGATGACTTTACATCAATGTTTGCCGTAAAGTCTGCGCCCTGATCAATAGTTATGTTTGCTTTAATTGCCATCTTTTTTCTCCAATAGATACTACAGTTATTTATAAATAACAGAATAACCCTATGTGAACTAATTGGAAGAATTATGTCAAGAACAAAGTATTTAAAATTTGGTGCTAGAGCAGACAAGAACTTGTCAGATCTTACGAATCCTGTCGAAGCGTTAAATAATATACTCGATGATATTTCGAGCGAGTTGGACGAGAATGGAAATAAGTTACAATTTAGCCTTCAGGATATCAGTGGATTGATCGATCTTGTTAATACGGGTATGGGTCAAAGTGTTGATCCAGAGACGGGTCGACCATTCCTATTAAATTCATTAGCAGGCACGAATCTTCAAGCAACTGACGTATCAAATACACTAGTTGACGTTTCTCCTAAAGTAACATACCAAGACTACATAAACAATTACAGGGCTGTTCTGGGTGATCCCTTATGGACAGCAGGTGGATCTGGGCCGACAGCAAACTTTATTCCCTCAGATAGATTGAATACAAACGCTAAAGGAATAAACTCTGAGCATACTGGCGATTTTATGCTAACAGGACAAATGTATCGAATCGTTAATAAAGGATCAGTCAACGATAATAAATGGGATGAAATTGCAGTTGTTGATAAGGGTGCGGCATATGCTGTCGGAGACGTATTTACAGCCGCTATAGACGGAGATACACACTTCGCTACTGCTACTGTTAGAAATGTTACTCTTCCTACTGGCAACTCTGGAACAACAGACGCTAACGCACTATCACCAGAAAAACTACACACAACAAAGGTTGACGCAACATTAACAGATATTGTAGGCCCCGAAGATTTTTGGACAAACGGAGACTTTAGATTCAGTTATAAAGTAAACTCAGATTTTCCTGACTCAGAAGGTGGTGTTCAGTGGGAAGGATACCAATCTGGACGATTTAATGTTGGATTTCGAACCACTGCATACTTCTTAATAGAAGAAGATGTAAATAATGATAACAATTGGACTACACTAAAAGCCGTTATCGAAGACGAGTATGAAACAGCTTATCCTATAACATGGGCTGACTCTAGTGACGTTACAGAGATAAAACTATATAGCAGACATGACTATGCTCGTGTTTGCGAGGGAATGACTATAGAATTAAACCAGGTTAGTCAACAAGTTGTTAAAGTATATAGAAAGTATAATACTACGAGTAGTGAATATGAGTATTATGCAACACTAGATGGTAATGTTGGTAATGAAGATTCTACAGGATCTATCCAGACGTTTGTCACTGATGTTAATCAAGAACAACTAGATAGTGGAACTATTGCACTAACTCCAGTTGCTAGAGGAAATAGGCGTCATGTTAGATATACTGCCTTCTGGAGACCTAGACCAGCTAATGACTCTATTGACAGTAAATACTTTAATGAGTACGATCCATCCGAAGGTGGCACCCTCAATTTCAACTATTTTTATCCTGATGACGGCTCAACTGATGTTGACGGCCAATATACTTTCAAGTACTTCTTTGATAACAGAGTAAATTTCACACAACAAAAAACGTCTACTAATTTAAACGTAAATAATACTATATCATTAGAATTTAGCCCACCTCAAGTTGCGACAGACGTTTTTACTGAATACTCGTCCAACTCTATAGTCAGAAAACAAGTGCAGATTCAGGATAGTTCTGGCTCGATTATAGGCGAGGATATAGAGTCTACTACATTCTCGGATATAGATGTTGGTGATTGGATTGTAGTGTGCCTTAATTCCACTAGCGTAACTAGAGGAAACACTAATGGCGTATACTACGCATATCAAGTTATCGAAAAAGTTCAGAGTAAGCAGATATATGTACATGAAAGCTATACGACATTGGGTATAAATGAACACGTTCTACACGATGTACTGTTCGTAAAGAATAAGGGCCTAAAGGGAATATATCAGTCTTCTCCTTTGCTGATTGGTGGTAATCGAGAGAAAAAGCAAGTACTAGCAAATGTGACCTCCAATGCATCTTCTATGAATAGACCGTTTGCCACTTATGTAGAATCTGGTGATATTGGTTATAAGGTTGAATATGATTTGCTTACAGCATCGAGCAATCATACAGCACACACTTACCCCTTTAGACTAACAACATTTGTCCCTGCCGCTACTACTGCTCTAAGCACATGGGAGCCACATCCTAGTGCTGTGGCTGGAGATGGAACAGCAACTACGCTCAATAGTGAGAATTTCGGGACAAGCCCGATAGGCGGTCAAAATGGACTGATGGTGGTTTACTCCAGTAAAGGATTACAAGACTCTAGCGCCAAGCATGAGTGTGGTGGAGTGTATGGATTAGAGGTTGTCACTCCACCAGGCGGTGCACCCGCAGGATCAAATGACTCTGGTAGTACTAGAATATATGTTAAAGAGTTGGATGGAGCCGAAGATCAAACAGGTTATTACGTCTACTTTGCCGGCTCTGATCCCGCCGCTCCAGTGATCGATCAACATAGTGTTGGTGGGGTCTCTACTACAATTGCTAGTCACAGTGCTGACGGTGCCTCTGATCCCTACATTGATATATCTACAGTACTAAATGCTGATATTGCACCAGGCACGACAATAGTTCTTGTTCCTGATACTAGCTATAATTCGGTTAGTGCTGAACTTCAGAAGAATAGAGAGTATTGTATTATTCCTTTGAACACCGCTCCTCCATTTGCAAGTACACTTAATGGGCTAGCAACGACAGCTACTTTTGATAATCTAATGGTTTCTGGATTAGAATTTGAAGATGTGGAAGTGTTTTTAGCAGACAGTAAAGTTGTTGATCTAGAAACTGTCACTTGGGCGGGAAATGGAGTTCCAGACAAAAATGTCGATATACTAGGGCCCAACGATACTGGCGCTGGGTCGAGTACATACAAGATTCTTATTAACTCGGATACTTACACATAGCAATTATTGTTTCTGTGTAAGTATATAGAACTGCTCACCATTTACACTAATGGGGAGTTTGTGAGTATATGAGGCTATAGTAATATTTGCTGTATTTACTTGAGATACTGTGGCTGTCTTAGCTGTATTCGTTTTTATAAAATTAACATCTGTCGAAGCCGGAGACGCAAAGTCTTTAAGCACAAGATCTTTCACTTGAGCAATATTTGTAGAGGGCTCACTTCTAAGTGCGCCACCAGTAATAAATGCCGGAGTAGATCCACTTGCTACTTCTGTCCAAGGGTTGTCTGATCCTGAGAATGCACGAATCTTATTTCCTGCATTTAAAATGAAAAGACCAGGCGGCTTTGTTGCCTTGATACTAGCTGTCCCATTACTGCTACCAGATCCCACGTTTACTGCTGTGAAAGTATCGTCATTACTCCAAACTTGTGAAAGGCCAGAGACTCCATTAAAATAGCTATCTGGAGTATCCCCTTTATCTATTATCTTATATTCTGTTCCTTGAACTAGTGCCGTGTTTACTTCTCTTGGAAATCCTATCTCTAACACAGAGTCGTTATCTATTTGCATTAGACCATTGAGTCTAAATCGGACATCGAAATTGTTATCTAAAAAGTTGAGAGGAACTCTAGATTTTTTATACTTAACTTTTGCTACGATATTGCCTATAAATGCTATCTTTTCTAGAGGAGTCAAGCCCTCAGTTTCGTCATCGTCATTACCGCCACCTTCTTCACCTAGATTAATACTGCCGCCACCTTCAGCTTCGTCATTAGTAGATATTTTTTGGACTTTCATGTTAGAGATGTTATCGCTTGTAATGGTATCTGATCTAGTAAACGTAACATTGTTTATATCTGCGCCAGCAATACCAGACAATATAGTATCGATGTTCAATATCGTAGGAGGATCAGCTACATCACTTGCGCTAATTATTTGGAAGACATCTTCGCCATTACTATTATAAGATTTGTATGGATAGTCTAGTGTACTCGATTCCCCCACAGCACTTATAGCAAACACTGTATCTGTAGAAAATGCTATCTTATTTGCTCCGACAACTCGTATACTGTATCCGTTATTGCTGTTGTTGTCGTAAAATCCCTCAAAGTCTGATCTAACGAAAACTTCTTTTGCGAAACCACCACTACCTGTATCTGAAGATCCGTCACTTGAAGGAGTAAACACTTGTCCCACCGTTGCTGAAGTAGCACCCAAAGCTACCCAGTCGTGATCAGATCCCAATTCTACGATTTTATATGACTTACTTGTATCAAAGTCTCCAAAAAAAACTTCGGTTGGTTTCACTTCCTGTTGGTTGTTTCTGAGTACACTAGCAAACTTACTGTTACCATCAAATAGCAAAATATCAGATGTTATATCAATACCCCCAAGATTATCGAGGATAGCCCTATCAGACGGAGTGGTAATACTCTCCTGTAAGTTTAAGTTTGCAACAAATCCTTGAGCCATTTCGTTTCCCTAGCTTTCTAGCTGTATTGTCCAACCAGCATTTCTCAGTGCGGCCAGTTTGTTTCCAGTAGATAAATCTCCTGTTGTTCCATCATTAATCAATCTACTTTCAGTCAAATGATCGCCAGAGTCTGCGTTTTGACCGAGTAAGTTTATAATGACCCCACCCCTTTTTCTCAGAAGATAGTTCTCATATAAGTCATTGATCAGTGATGTCCCAACGCCACCTGGAAGTTTATTGTTTTTCAGATTAAGTCTAGTTAAGTATTTATTTAGTGCTAGACTGCCTGATACATATCCTGAAATCTGATTGTCTTGTAATCTAATATTCCGTAAATTTCCACACTGCGAGAAGTCTGGAAAATTTCCAGTAAATTTATTGTTGTTAGCCCAAACACGAAAAAGATAAGGTAAGTTCCATGTAGGGAACTGGCCCGGTATGGTATTATTTTCAAGATATAACCATTGCAATCTTGGATTATTCCATGCAGGTAAGATCTCATCCAATCCTGCTGTCAATACTTTATCATATCCATCTGGTCTAACTGTTCCAGTTCCTGTTATACCGGAAAGATTGGGTGCGGCAGGAGCATAAAAGCTGTAGTTTGCATAACTGCCAGCCGCAGAATGATCTACATACTCTGAAATGTTTGCCTTGTTTTGTCCAGTGATAGTATTCCAATCGTCTACACTAGTGGTGCCGATATCGTATATTCTATATCTCTTACCCTGTACGAGTGAAGTAGTTGCGATAGGTACTGCTTGATATATAAAGGTATCCCCTACCGCAGGTTGTGTTCCGCCACTTGTCCCCTGACTCTCACCAGTAACTGGATTCACATTCGTCCAACCAATATCCGCCCACATCTGTAGGCTATTATTGGAACCGTGATTTAGATTTGCCTGATTATAAAAACTTACAATAGTATGCTTAACACCCGGCTGAGCCCATCTTACATGAAGATTAGACCTATTGTTCTTGAAATTCATGTAATATAGTTTAGTATTATTTGTAATATCTGGTAGCTTACCAGTCACTCCTCCACTAGCACCGTACAGTACCCTCAGGTTCAGATTACTAGATAGATCTAAGAACTTTGTATCGTCTACACTATCTACGAATCTAATACACGCTCTATCCATATTATAGATATATAATCTTTCTAGATCAACTAGTGACTTGAGAGATTTCCCAGTAAATCCATTATCGCCATTTATGCCTAAAAAGTCATTACTACTCATACCATATGTGGCCCCTGCGATGTAAAGCCTTCGTATCTTAGTAGTATTCGGGCCGAATACTGAGTCACTAAGCCTAGCATCCATATGAGTATATCTAACATCGATAGTTGACAACTCTGGCTTGTCATTAAACATACCATTTTGTTGCCAATCACCAAGACAATTAGAAGCAAGCATATTAAATGTTACTAGTGCAGGGCAGTTATCAAACTTGGCATTAACTGTTCTTTCTGCTTTTCTTATGCCGCTACGCATATAATTTCTATTATTATCATATGTATGAAGCTTCGTTTTACCAGACATATTAATGATGTTATGCGAACCTCTACTTGTTCTATTATTAGTTGATACAAACTTAGTTATCTCTGTGCTTCTAAGTGTTATTGCTCTATCAGATGATAGCGCATCTCTCTGTGTATTACTGGTTCCACTTGCTGTGTAAATAGGTAATTCTGAATTTGTCTCCAACTCAGAACTCGCAAACTCTAATTCTTCCACCTTAGAACTAGTCATAATCCCTATAGGAAGTTGCTGATAAAATGGTTGATTCTCTATCGAGTATTTCTTTATCCCTCTAGTATCGTCATATAAAACCTCGCCTGTAGCAGGGTCTGCTTTCTTAAAGCAATGTGCGCCAGGGTCACTAGATTGAAGAGATGTTATTTCCGTTTGGCTTGGGTGTGTATATATTTTTGCTAGTTGAATACCGCCAGGACTATTACCATGTAGCTTTAGATAATATAAACTACCTGGCACTAGTCCAGAGCCAATTGCTCCGTCTGGATAGCCAGTTGGTATTTCTATTGTTCCATCCGAAGCTTCTCTTGCTCCGTTGAAGTATTTAACACAGATATAATCGTCTGTATTAGGACTACCTGGTGCATATAGCGCATCCATCCAAACGTCATCATCGTGATCAAGTTCTATTAGGTTGTTAGCGGTAGCATAATGGAATCTTCCCCAGTCATGGAATCCAGAATTAGCTACAGTCGTATCGACAACTGCGGGCATAACTTTTCCACCAGTCATTCTTCTTCTTAGATCACTACCGTAGGTTACACCCATGCTGAAATTTTCTAAGTTGACGTATTGCGTTAAGTCTACCTCAGTAGAATCTTTAAAGCATCCATTAACAGTTATCTTTTTCATTGTTAGTGGAAGTCTATTCAACTGTGCATTTGCAGTTGAATATAACGCATTATCGTTATTAGTTAAATTTGTACTACCCTGTAGAGATAACTCTGCTCTGGCTAGGTTGTTTCCAGTAAGATTTATCTCTTCAAGTGTCGGCGCTAAACCTGCGGTAGACGTAAGTCCATGTTTTGCGGCACCAATTGCTTCAATGTCATCTCTAAACTCAGGCATAACTGCTAAGTCATTCTTTTCAAAACTTAATATCTTCAAGTTGGGTAGACTAACATTAGTCCACTGTGAGATATTAGCATCAATTATCTTGAACTGCTCTATCTTGCTTGGATTGTAGAAAAACTCTATTCGTCTAGGTCTTGATTGAGAGTCTCTAAATGCATATATTGCAGGATTAGATAACGTCCCTGTTCCAACACTACCTGGATTTGCTGCCGTTCCATCACCACTATTAAACACAGTTGCAGAGTTATCTAAGTTGGTCACTCTCCATGTTATGGGAATTGTAGATCCACTACTATCTTGTATGCCAACTACACTAGCTGTAAGATCACAGTCTCTAAATGCAGATTCAAATACTAGAGGTATACCCTTCATCGCTAAAACATTTTGCTCCACACCGTTGAACTTCATTTTTAAGATATGTGTAGGAACTTCTGCCCGAAATGATTTTTTTAACGGCGTTTTAGTTGTTGCAATGGAGGAGTAGCTTACAGTACCCTTCTTAGAGTTTACTTCACCACCATAGAATATAGTACTATCTGGAGTAGCTTCTGGGCCTATTGGGGACCAAGACGATATTCTAGACGTAGAGATGTCAGCCTTTTTCTCTTTCCATTTATTATTTTCAATAGTACTGAAGTCTAGATAGTTATACTTTATCGCAGAGCCAGCTAACTGAGAGTTGATTAAAATATTAAAGTTCATCGGTACTGTGATGTCTGGTAAAGTGTCAACCAGTTGTCCAGTCTTCTGTGCAGTAGCAAGCATACCAGAAAAAACCTTTTCCTGATCTTCGCTAAGATTTGCCATAGTATGAAAATCTTTAATGTCTACGTTTACGCTAGTCAGACCACTTATAAGATTTAAGTCCTCTATATTCAGGCCTAAGTTTTTTAACGCTTCGACTGGATCGTCAACGTCAATCATTCCTTTAGCTATGTTCAAGCCTCTGTATATTGGCATTATTGTTCCTTGGCTGTCAATGTCATCTGAATTACTCCACTATTATTAGATAGTGACGTTGCTTTAAGATATATGGCCTTATCATTTAAAAGACCTCTCGATACACCTCTACGATCTGTTTCGAATATGTTGCCTAGAGGTATCTCCGTAGGATCATCAGCACCAACAAAAAACGATGATATATTAGTGCCCGGTCTAAGAGGCTGTAATGTTGATGTATCATATTCACAAGATTCTAATCTCTCAACAGTATTAAACGCACATGGAGTATCTTCATTTCCTAGAGATCCATAATTTTCAATAGATATATTCGGATTAGATTGCGATGACTCAGTTATAAGTTGTGGATTATGCGTCTTAACTACACCATCGGCAGTGATCTCTTCTATAACTATACTATTTATAACTGCGTTATTTTTTAGTGCAAACACTGGATAAAAGGGTTGCGCTCCAAACGGCACTATCTTTAATATCTCAAACTTCTTGTCAGTAAATCTAGCGGCTCCTGATTCAGTCCTAGACTCTAACTTCCAATCATCTCTTAGTGTAAGAGTTTTAAGCTGAATAGTGCCGGTACTTAAATCAGCAATTAGATTTTGCTCAGTGTTTCCATTTCCAAGACTTGCATAGAAATAGTTATTACCTGTGCCAGGTCTAAATACCTTACTTTCAAAGAATTTTCCAGTCCCAACAAACTCAGTTCCTATTTCGGCAGAGTCGTCAAGCGTGACTGATGAATCGTCAGGCCCAGAAACATTGTTTCCGAATGTCACCTTATAGAATTCACCGGCAGGATAGCCGGTATCTGATCCATCTGAAAGTACTACAGGATTGGTGTCTGCAAGTTGATAATCAAATACCCCAACCTCTCCCTCAACCGCCTGTATTCTTCCTGCTTGAGATCTATTGGCTGTATTAGGATATCCTTGCCATGTTACAGGGCTTTCATTAAGACGAGGATCTGTATCGAATTTGTGCCCGTATGAAGAGTCCCACTCTAAATCAGTTGCTCTTTTAATTGCATCATAGTGTGCAGAAGCATGGCTAAATTTTAGTAGAGGATACTCGTTTATATCAAAACTTTTGAATGTGTCGGGACTAGAAGATGTTTTAAATTCAACCTTCTCCTGACCATCATTAGTGCCGGCATCAATTGGAAGATACGGAGTTACGGTTATACCAAAATCTGCAAAATGTCTAGATGAATATGTACCATCTCTAGATATTGGATTCAGCCAATGAATTTTAAACTTATTTGAATATATCGGAGTTTTTGATGCGACTATAGTATAGAAGCCACTTAGCTTACCCGAAAAAGAATCTTTAGTCTTGGGGTCAACATAGCTGATTCCGTCACCCTTTACTCCCCTGCTTATACTTTGAGCAGTCAGTTCATACTTAGCATCACGATCTACCATTAATATACGGCTACTTCTATTATCGGCAAATGATCCATAGTCTACATATGCGCCATAAACACCATCAGCGATAATCTTTGCTTTATCATCTTGTGCGTTTAGTTTTTTCAATACTGTTGCCGTACCATTACCAACAGCCGAATACCCTGTGACGTTAGTTTGTAATATAATCCGACTATTACTTCTAGATGCGACTAAATATTCTGCCCCATTAACGACTAAAGTGTCACCTCTATATATGCTAGTGGCATAAGATGTAAAGTCTCCATCAACATTTGGTGATCCGGCTGTAATCGTCAGACCAGTCAATTCTGGATTGGCTATTGATGCAATACTGACAGTGGTAGGACTTTCAAATTTAAAGTCTAGGTATCTAGTGTCTGGATGATCACCAGAACTCACTATGCTAGGAGAAAGATTAAAATGTATTCCGTCAGGCGATCCCTTTATCTCTTCTATGTCAATTCTACATGGCTCTGATGCGCTGACTGAGACCTTGATAGGATAGCATTTTTTACTGTTGGGTACTTTTACGCCGTCTCTATTTAATATATCGTTTTTGGGAAGTATCCCTAGAATTGCTGTATTAGTTAAGAATGGTTTCGAGTCAACAGTTGTTGTTGCAAGTCTCACTGTTCCCTCGTCTCCACCGTCAACATAATAGCTACTACCGTACTTATATACGAACTGCGGGGCTTTCATTGTAGACGAATTACTACAAGAAGTAAGGTACTTAAACTTGAAGTCTGGATTATTGAGTACGGGTTTACCTAGTCCATTCTCGATTATGAATGTGTGCATTAGTACCCATCTAGCTTCTCCGTTACCAACAGGAACATACGCATAGAATTTTGCTCCGATTGCTCCGTACCAAGAGAACTCAATCTTGTACATTGTCACATCTTCAAAAGATAATATATAACCAGAATCTCCTGATCCTAATAGAGAATCTCCGTTAAATCTACTTCTAGGTATGACTGTCTCATGTAAACCCTGAGAATTATTTACACCCTTAACATAAACTACATCTGTAGATTGATCGGTAGTCCTTAATCCCTGACGAACGAGGAGATCATCGGGCATCCGTATCGTACTTCTTCGTATGATATTGAACTGGCTTCCCTTTAATTGAAACATATACTCATCAGTTTCATTAGAGCATCCCCACTCCAGAACACTTGCTAGAGATGTTGGATCAGCTTTCATTCTAGTCCCGAAAGTGAATCCACTAGCCCTACCAGGTTGATACCTAAAAGATCTTTTACTTTCAAGTATTGCGAATCTATCTCCAAGCGGAGATCCACCCGGTCTACATTGAGTTTTAGCAAAATTAGATAGAATGTCGTAGTCACCAGTTTGTTTATAGTCTGTGATAGCGGTGTTTAGAGGCGGCCAAGTGTCCAAGTTGTCCTTGATTAAATCAAGGAAATATGTCCAAGATTCTATTTGATCGTAGCATAGTTGCTCGTCTTCGTTTGCATACTTAACGTCATGAAAGCTACCACTACCAACAAATGCGCCACCACCACTAGGGTCCCATGTGATGCTAAGTTTATTGTCATCACTATCTACGATATATGCAATGTCGTCACTTATAAAAAACTTTTCTGCGAATGTTAAGTCAATAGTTGCGAATGTATTGTAGAAAAATTTACCTAGAGCGATGAAGTTCATATACAGTCTAAACTCTTCTGTTGGGCTCTGCTCTCGCCTTTCTACAGGTCCTCTGGGGTAGCTATATTGTGATGGGTATTGACTTAAATATAATGCTTGCTCTGTAGACCCTTCGTAAAACTTAGGTTGACTTCTCCTACCATAGATAGGATTCATTTTTTGATACCACTGATAAGGATTTCTATTATCAGAAAAGTTGTATGTACTCCACTGCTCTTCATCTAGGCCATATGTCGCAACATCAGCAAATAAACTTAATTGCTCCTCTGCTCTAGGGACACCTAGTAATGAAGAACTTACGTCAGAAGTTTCTGAAAATTTCTCTTCAACTTTAAGATACCCGCCATCAAATTCCCCATTATTCACATGAACAGATAATGCGTTTTGTGCTGACGTAAATGCGCCTGAAGCAGCCTCCTCTTCTGTTACGAGAGGATTACCTGCGGCATCAAAAAGCTTTGTGCCCTCGATGTCTACAAGTTGTGTAAACTGCTTCGTGACTGGAGCCGGTATCTTGTCCAGTCCAACCTTTATCTGCTTTCCCATAAACTACTGCTCTTCCCATGTTACACCCAAACTTACGAATTCCTCATCACCCGTTGACAACTCTTCCGAGTCAACTGCAAAATAGAGACTATCAGCAATATTGGTCAATGGGAAAGAGAGATACTCTTTATTGTAATCAAAATATGTATTCAAGTCAAACTGTTCTGTTCCAGATCGTAAGTATATAGTCGCTACATTTATGCCAGTTCCAGGTATAGGTACAACACTGTTTGACACGAGTTCTACAGAACTTAGGCCTTCTTTTTCACTAGTAGTTTTAGTGTTTGTTGCAGTTGTAGGCTGACCATCAGAACCAAATTTGAGATCTGGTAAGAACCCTTCGTCTGCGGCTGACGCACTAGCACCCGATAATAATGTTACTGTTCCCTCATAAGATTCCATAAGTTCGAAGTAATACTGATCAGCCTCTTTATATACTCTACCAAAGACAGTTAGATCGTCAGCAACAATTCTTGCTCTCCACCATCCATAGACGCTCTCACCGTTACCCATGTATGATGCATTAGCATGAACAGGCAGGGGAAGGTTCGCACTAGTAATAGGATAATTTGCACTAAGAACAAGATTATTAGTAGTTGTAGTGTGAGTCTGGAACAATGGAGTCTTCTTAAATCTAAGTCTTAGATTATTACCTGAACTTGCGCCCGCCGGAATATTCGAAGATGACAGCTTAGTAGGATATACTTGTACTCTGTTTCTCACAGCATTACTTTCTCTCGTACTAAGTATCTCTTTCTTAGTCTCGATACCAAAAATATTATCTGCCCTATCTGGGGAAAGAGTAATGGAGCTACTACTATCTAACGGTCTAGATAGATAAACTTTAGTAGCATCGGCCCAAACAACCTCAATGTTCTGATCTAGTTTGGTACTTGTTTTGACTGATGCTCCCATAAAGAATCTAGGATCTATACCGCCAGCTACGACAATACTAGGCATAGCTATGCCTCTAATTTCAGTATCAGCCTCTGTATATGTCCCACCTTGTGCGAATTGTTTACCACTGATAGTTACAGCATTGTCGTTGTTATGACTGTATAAACGAACAGTACCACGGTCACCACCATCGATGTAGTATGAAGCACCATACTTAACAATGTGATGAGATTCGTTTCCATATCCATAGTTAGCATCATTAATGTCTTCTAGATCACCTAAACAATATTGCGAACCACCACCGTAAGTAGTATAAGTAATAGGCAATGTTGCGTTACCAAGAGATGCAATCTTCAACTGATTCGATGCTCTTAGATGATGTACTCGTACCCATCGTGCTTCACCGTTACCGACTGGAACATATGCTAAGAACAACGCACCAACAGCACCATACCAAGAGAACTCTACTTTAAGCATCGTTACTTTAGTGAAGTCGAAGTTATATACACTTGACTGCTTCTCATCTACATCAGCAGTTACTGTATAGTTTTCACCAGGTCTAACTGTTCCTGCAACACCAGTTGCTAAATCACTGTAAACTCTGTTTCTAGAGTTATTTTCATCTGTCGCAAGTATTCCGTCTAGGGCATCATGACTGAATCTTGATCGAGGTACACGATATTCATACACTCCATAGTATTCTGGTTTGACGTTATTTTTAATCCAGTTAATGTATTCTGGGAAAAAGTTTACATTATCAATCTGAGATCTAATTACATCAACATTATCACCAGTTCCAGTTGGACCGTTAGGATCGAGTGCTGTATTCACGAATCCCATGTAGTTGTTTCCTAATCCTGAACTATTAAGATCGTCAACAGTGGAATACATATATGGGAACATTGCTCCCTGTGGTATTGATCCAATACCTGATAATGCTTTAGTGTTAAATACTCGATGATCACCCGAAACACTGTTACTAGCCGCTGAATTGGTGAGCGTTGCAGGAGTAGTATCAATTTCGGAAGTTAGGGTTAGCGTTGCAGAGTTAGTGACATCATAATCTTTAGGGAATATGAAAGGAACAACTGTGTCTACATATAATTTTCCGTTATCGCCAGTAATCGATGTATAATTAGCCTCTGTTAGCTGTGTTGTACCATCTACTACACTGACTGCAATGAACTCATTGCCCTTTGGCCCTTTAACACTTTTAACTTTATATATTCCACCATTAGGACAATCTGTTATTGCAACTGGAGTATCCCCAGTCCAACTAATTTTAATATGTTGCCCAAATGTAACAAGACCCTCGGTAAGTCTAATAGTATCGGCTGCGGCTGTTGCGCCTGCTTCCATTACTGCAACAACTTTCTTAGAGTCTTTAAGTAATGATGGATCATATACGCCAGCATGGACATGAATCAGTCCATCACGAAGAGTAATTAGATTACCCGCAAATCCTCTTTTACCTACATTCATCGCACTAGTGTTCTCAGACTCGAAGTTGCCGATAATTAAGCCTGCTAATATATCAAAAGCCTTATATTCATCGCTAGAAACAGCATAACCAAACGCCTTTAACTCGTTTCGCATGATAGTCCTAAGAAGGGTGTGTCTTGCTGGTTCTGTGATACTACTAGGCACGTTAGAGTCTTGCTGAGAGTATACTGAAAGACCTGTACCCCTAGTGAACATACTTGCATTATATACAGTTTCTGCGTTAGCATCTGCTAGAATATCATTCTTATATCCATCAATGACATACCCAACATCACGCTGACATTTATATTTAAGTTCTGTCTCAGTAAATGCGGCGCTTAGACCGACACCAGTCGGGACAGTGTAGTTAATATTACTGGCACCTGCATCGGCAATAACATCCACAACAATACTTTTAGTAGTTACATAGTATGACCAGAACTGTTTCTTAACGTCAAAGAAAGTTTCTAACTTATCCTTAGTTCCATAGTTTACGCCCGATGTAATAGTTGCTGGCGTAAATACAGTTCCATTGTAAGAAGCTATTGTGATATCGATTAAACTTTTAAGGTCAGTTTCGGCCTGAGTGCTTAATGAAATACTATTAGCATCTATGTAAGTCTTAAACGCTTGGTGTACTGGCGTTTCAAATACTGTTGGTTGAGCAGGGAATACACCAACTCTTACATTGTTATTACCAGTGTCATAATCAAAATCAGTACCACCAGACAGCGCAAAGTTAGTTGTATTGATCTTTGTGTGTGCATCACCACCGTGCTTTAAATCGAGAAGATAGTTATCTATCCAGTAGTCTAGATCTCGTTTACACTTAGCTTTTATTTGATCCACAGTAAAGCCGGAGATACCGTTCACAGCGTTATAGGCTGCCACAAAGTCAGCATAATATCCGCTACCAGTTGTAGTTGCAGTTGATCCTACAATGGTTTGACCAGAAGCAGGTGTACCATAAGTTCCTATTGCACTCGCAAGTACTGCATCAATAATAGCAAATCTATTATCAGTTAAAATCTTTCTATCCGCAACAGCTAGACCAGCATCTTCAGATGACTTTTCGCTTGCACCTAAACCAACTATTCTATAGTCGTCTAGCTGAGTAGTTGTTACGTTACCGGGTGCGGCACCATCGCCTCTAAGTGGCGTAGTAGCGGCAGTAGCGCCTCCTATACCATATGTGCTTAGTGGAGCATTTGGAAGAGATTGCGTTCTACGAACTACACCAAAGTTATCACCTTGAGCGTTATTTCTAGTTTCCCAGTAGTAGCCATCATACTTATCATAGATACCAAACTTGCGAATGGCAGGATTCTGTGCAAAGTTTGCAATAGATACAGAACTCTTAACACCGAAAGTGGCGGCAGATACACGACCTGGCTGATATCTGAAGAAACGCTTAGATGTCAATACCGCTGTCTTGTTTCGAGATGCCTCTACGAGCGCACCGGCTTCTGTAGGGAGATGCTGTACACCATCGCCTGGAATATGGAACGCAGGCTGCATTGACCATTCTGACGGGTTAACGTCATAAGTATTTACGTCAGCAAAGATACCTAGTGCAACTTCTGCTCTTGGAATACCTAGAAGCGATAGTGCTACTTCAGACTGAACCTTATTCTGCTCAACAACAGGAATAGGAGTCTGATCCGAAGCCATTACTACTGGTATAGACTTGTCAGCGTTTTGGGCGCCTGGTGATACAGGAGTCGTCCTACCTACGTTTACTACTGATGTGTTTTGGTTTACATTTGTAATACTTGACATTTCTTTTTCCTATTTAATAAGCCCTTGTGCCATCACAAAGTCGTCTACTATATTTATTGTTCCTGTATTTTCAGTTCCTCTGGTACACCCTGCTCCAGTAGCACCATCGACACTTGCGGCAGTAGCGCCGTCACCTGAGCCCCAATATTTCAGACTGAGCGTTGTTCCACCAAGACCAATAGCAACAATTTCTGCAAGACCTGAATTTGGATCTGCGTGAAGCGCAAAACTGGTGTGTTCATATATTCTAACGAATTGTCCAACCGAAAGTGGAGTAGAAATCGACACTGTAGTGTTAACTGTATACACAGGATCAGTTGTCGAGGCACCGTAACTACCACTAGTAGCCCAAGATCCAGAACCAGTTATAGAAGCAACTTTAGCATCATATCTGTAACTAGCTGACCAAGCCAAACCAACATGAGATGATCCGAATGGGTGTATCTTAGTAGCATCGCTCACACTTGTTTTGGTGTTTGCGGCATAAAGAGACTGTAGACTAGCAGGAGAATATATACCAGTCCTAATTTTAGTGTAGTCTGGATCTGATATCTGGAACTGGAACTGTCCTTTATTTCTAGTGATATGTGGTTCAGATGCAGGAACGTCAGTGAATGTAATAGGTGTGTTAGTACCATTTCCATATCCCACAAACTCACTAGGTGTACAAAATCCGGTCGAACCGCTAGGCGTAACAATACCACTATATGTAAACTCAGTGCCTGCGTTACTATTAATCGCTCCATGAGTAGTCCAAGTAACATCACCGGGCTCTACAATTACATATCTTTTACCAACAACAAATGTGTTGTGAGCATTTCCATCAATCCCAGTTGCGCCTGGCCCAACAAATGTTCCATATTTCTGAGTAGATCCGTCACTCAACTGTTGAACAAGATTTAGTCTATACACTATACTACTAGAGAAGCCAGTGCTTGTATATGCAAGATCAAATGCCGCTCCATTTTCTTGATATACTAATACATCACTGCTGTATGGTGCAGTATCTCCTAGTTGCTCTAGATATATGTTTATTGAGTCGTATTCACTATTCAATATGTCTGGACTAGATAAGAACTCATTAGCCGCACCCATAAGAACATTAGGAGAGGATACTAAGAATGTTGACCCATATACAAACAGGCCAGATCCACAAGCTTTAATAATATTATTTGCAATAGCACCCTCTGATGTGATAGACGCATCTATATTATCAGTAAAGTTTTCGAATCTGTTTCCTGTAATAATTGTCGAACTACCATTATCAATTACTAAGGGAGAGAATGTAAATCTATCTGTGACTCCACTGTTAACAACTTCACTCGCAGTCATCTTGAACTGATTGGGACTTGTTGCGTATATGCCCGCACCAACTTGGTTTTTAAATCTTGTCCTATCTAATATAATAGAAGTTGGATTAGAACCCAAATCAACTAAAAAGTTCAATGATGGATCAGAATCATCGTTGAGTAAATATTGATTCAATAGGTTTCCATCAAAGTCCACTCCAACAAATGAAATATTCTGTGCATTAGTTGGTTGGGTCGATTTGACTAGACTGTTATCAGCATTTGCCCCATTATAACCACTCCAAGGCAGTTTTTTAATTTTTGTAATGTTAGCTGTTCCAACTAAACCAAAGTCATCTGGCACACTAATGTGAGTAGCGTTATATGTTTTAGCATTAAGAGATAAGCTTCTTCTACCCGATGTAGACTTAGAAGAAATTGCCGCAGTGATTAGACTAGTATCATTATGTGCCAACTGAACAGCATCAGATGTATTTACAAAAGATGATGTTGTTAATCCAATATCAAAAGAAGAAACATTCTGAGTAATAGTCGATATTGTTACATCAGTCCACCCTCTCTGTGCAGTAGATGGGGCAGTTAGTGGGAAATGCGTTATTGAAGAATAGCTATTATCAATAGAGTTTTTTCCAGACCAGCTAGTGTAATCGAATGTGTGATAATCTTTCCAGTTCGGTAACTCTTTATCACCTAGAACAGCAATCAATTTATAATCTGTTGAAGGTGCTACACCACCGGGTGCTATCGCCCTATAGATTAATACGCCTTGAGGATCGTTACCAACAGCGTATCCGCTAATAGAAAGTGCTATAAACTTATCAGTATTGAATGATGTAGACGATGCATCGAATACCACATTACCTGCATTATAGACATTAACGCTTTGTGCTGGCGAGGCTGGCGTAATCTCTCCAGTCTTTAAATTATAGAAGCATATCTTGTATGAGAAGTTTTTACTATTTGTGCCTGTGCCAGAAGTAAATCCGGTACTTACAGTGACTCCGAGATTGCCTGCTGTGGGTGCAGTAGTTATATTACTGTCTGTTAGATTTGCACCATATAGTCTTAAAATTTGTCCAGGCTGAAAGCTAAGTGCTAATGTGCTATCTGGATCTGGTACACGAATAGTAGAAGACTGGTTAGTAGTAACATTTAAGAATGTCCCAGAGACATCCATCAAACTATCGCCTACTCCACCGCCATCAAATGTATCGCTATAACTATTAAACAATGCTCCAAAGCTTTGAGTAAGTTGAGTGATCACCTTATCGTTTGTATAATACTCGTTAGTATTTCCTTCTCTAAGGAAATCTGTTGTCATTGTTCTGCTGGTTGCGCCTGCGCCAGAAACAAGTATGGACTCTGATGCATTATCATATTTTATATATTCTGGGCTATTCTCAAGCTGACCAAGATCAGTAATAATATCCGGCTTACCATTTAGATTATTATAATTTCTAAAGTAAGTTGAGTCTCTATATTGACCATCATCCCAAAGTTTCTGAGCCTGAAGACCATTACCTACTCCAGACTGAAATGCATTCAGCTTGTTCTTTATAGTTTCTGCTTTTGATGTAAGATTTGCATCAGACAGAATCACATTAGAGAGATCGTCAGTCTGAATCTTCATCGACTTAGTTTGATCGACATCAGTTACTGCGAATATATCCGTAGCATCCAGTGTCTGGATTCTATCTAACTGCGAAAACTTCTTTGTTATACTCATTCGGACTTATCCTTGATTTATTTAAGTTATTCTTCTGTAAATATATACTACTTCATAAGGAGGCATATTTTCGTGTCCCTTATCTACATCAGCATCGACTATACCAGCCGAACCTGGATAACCCTTTACAACACCGGTGCTACTACAGACTTGACCATCATCACTGGAAGCTGGCCCTTGTTGTCGATGCTCATCAATCATCTCAGTACCATACTGCGTATTAATGTGAATACCAAAGGCGTCAAAGCCGGCTTTTGGTGCAGGTATACTGTTATTATCATTAAACCCATAGTACTGAATACCAGATTCCCACGATTCCATAGTATGAACATGATCGGGAATATGTTTAGGATCTAGTTTAACATGGCTCATACCACCCTTACTAACAGTACCTCTGAAACGATTATTTCTAATTGTAAATCCATTACTAGCAGTAAGATTCGACCCACCTACTTGAATTTCTATCAGATTAGTTACTGTGGGCCAAACAGAAGTGTATGCAGAATTTGAGTTAACCATAGCACTAACATCTACTCTAATATAGGGTACGCCTGTGAATACGGCTGACATTCCAGACTCAAGAACTTCAAATCCTGCTCCACTATTACTTCCAAGTGCTTTATTCCACGGTAAGGGGTTATTTGAATCTAGAGTAATATCATCCACATTCAAATCAACTCTATCGCCTGGCCCGAGTCCGACTTCGTTTTCCGAATCAAACTCATCAAAATAAAAAACACAAGTATATTCAGCGCCATATGTCTCTAGATAAGCATTTCTGACTGAATAGTGACCAGCAGATGCAGTAAGTGACCCTCCATCCTTGCCGACTAGTGTTCTACCCTCTGCATATCTTTCCCATGTACCAAATCCTAAACCACCAGTCGCAAAGATGGGCGATCTAGCAGTACCGGGATCTACATTAGCTGTTGATGTGAATAATGAACCTATAGGATATACTGCTTTTAAAACTTCAACTAGCGCCTCGTCCGTCAATCCGCCTGCTGTTCCGCTTGCATTACCAGTCACATTACCAGTCACATCACCAGTTACACCACCATTTGCAGTAATAAGACCCGATGCAGATACAGTCGAGAATGCGGCAGTCGATGGTGTCGCACCACCTATCGCAGTTCCATCAATAGCACCACCATTAATATCAACTTCGGACAGAGTTGTTTTATTCGCCCCAGTTCCAAGACAGGTTATTGTAGTAGCAGTGATTGAGCCTGCACCGATATTTGCCTCTGCAAAAACTGATCTAGATGCACCTGTTCCTGTTGATGTAAAATTAACAGCAGTTATTTCGTCTGGTAAAATATCATTGTTAATTGTAATAGCTTCACCATCAATCTCTTTACCACCAGAACCGTCTGCTTGGAATCTAATGTAAGAAGCACCGTCACCAATCTCTAGATAACTATGATCAGACTGTGTTGAGATATCCCATGTAGGTGTTCCACCATTACTGAATTGAACTGAAGATGCCGACCCTGAACCAGAGTCAAGAGTTAAAACGCCTTGAACTGTAGCGGCATTAGTTATTTTAAAGTCGCCAGTAGAACACTTAGATATATTGTTTACGGTTATTGTATCCGTAGCTGGGTTACTCACACCCAATGATAAATTGCCATTCAGGACTATGTTACCATTGTTGTCCTCTCCACTATCACCAAGACTGACCGTCTTTCTAGCGAAAGCCAAAAGCTCATTAGTTCGTGTTTTCCAAGTACCAAATGTGGAGGTGTTTGCTAAGTCAGTTTTGTTGATTGTCATTTTGTCATCTCTTTAACTGTGTTTTCGAGTAAGGATAGTGCAGACTCAAGTTTTATAATTCTCTGCTCTAAACCTTTTATATATTTATCTTGCTTTCTTTTAAGTACCGCATCATTATAGGCAGAAATATCAGAGTTGACTACTCCTGCTCCAGTTTTAGACCTTATATAAGATGATGCTGACATTATGTTAACGCTATCGCTCTGTAGTCATATAGATGAGGGAATAGGTTAATGTCTGGATCTATATTTTTCAGATCTGGACTAGCACTCAACTCACTAGTGGTTGCATGACGCATAACAAACTTTATCTGGAATGCGCTATACTCGTTAACTTCACTTGGAAGAGAGTACTCAAAATCTCTATAGTCTCTAGTATTTGCCAAGTTGGAATATACTTCAGGCGTATCATTCGTTAGCTGAATCCAATCGCTCATATTACTAACATCTTCTGGATATGTAAATCTAGCATAGGTTTCAATTACAGTTCCTGCGGGTCTGTACGCAGAAAGCAGAACTCTCAGCCCTACAGCGTCTAACCCATCTCTTAGTATAACTTGCTTAGATATGAATTTAGACGTAAGTGCGGCCGACTCATCAATGATGTATTTATATGCAACAAGTTCAGATAGTGCCTGATCTAGTAGTGGAGTATCTGTCTTCTTACCGTTATTATTCATGTTAACACGAATTTTCATATCAGTAGATTCGTTGTTATCAGCAACAATACGACTCTTACTTGCTATAGTCAAAGGAGTATCTAATGTATAAACATTCTCATTATTACCTATAGACTTAACTTTAGTATTATTTCTGAATAGATCCAGATCACTACTTGTATTGATAGAGTTATGAGAAAATACTTGTGGCTGAATAAACGATATTTTCTGATTATTAACAGAAGTCACGAATGCAGTTGCGCCACTTTCAGTTCCTCTCAATACTTGCATATTAGGTCTGGCTGATCCAGATCCAGATTCTGTTCCGACCACTAATGCTTTGAATACTTGACCAACATAAGGTTCCCCTGAAGCACCAACAGTATTCCAGTTGGTTGTTCCCATATTACCAGTATTCGTAATCGTGTATGTATGGCCTGGAACAAAGCTTCCATTTTCCACTGTTGCGCTGTCATCAATGTAGTTACTTGATCTTGCACTACTACCCTTTAGTTGTATACTATTAGGGTGTTTGTTATTGAAATGAGACACTTCTCCAACCACACATACATTTGCTGTTACTGCCGCTACTTCTTGGAATATCGATCTATCTAGAGTTATTACTGTGTTAGATAGATTCGTAGTGCTTGATATAACCTCTGCTACAAAGTTAACAGTGCTAGTAGCATTAGACTCGATATAGATAAAGTCTCCACTAGTAAACGGAAGTGATGTGTCTGCTATAGTTAAAGTTTCAAAAGAGTCGCCACTAATGCTTCCTTGAAATTGAAGATTATCTTTTTTAACATAAGCAAGTTCACTCACATTAAAGTTGCCGGCACCTTCACGAAGTGTAAGGTTTTCTATATCATTTGGTACTAGATCAATAGTTCCAACAGAGGCATTATAATCAAATCTATTGATAACAAACTTAACGTCTTCGTCTTGATAAGACTTCCACGCACTATCGTTAGTAGATGTGAACAAAACTCCATCACCCCAATCGTTAGTAACAGCAACCCTATAAGGACTTGTTCCTCTAGACAGACTTGTGTCTCCAACCTTACAGGTGTAGATTAAGTAGTCTGGAGAATTGCCATCTGGAAGAACTACAATAGCATATTCAGTATTAGCATTCAGCTTAATAGGATTAGTGAACTGAAATTTAGTTACTGCTGTGCCGTCATCCGATACTGCTATATCTGCGGAGTCTAGATGTCTTGATGCGAAAGGTAGAACTTTCTTAGTTGGGTATCCGTTTTCAACTTCTCGTATTTGTACGGTTGCACCAACAGTAGCACTCTTCTTCTTGAAAAAGAGGTCGATATCACTAACATGAATTACATTAGCTTCCGATGTGCTTGTAGATTTAATTCTAAATGTTTGAGCAAGTGGATCTCCGACTTGTCTCTGAACTTCTCTTTTAGTAATGTTAACATTAGTATCAAAGTCCACTGTCCTAGTCGTTACGTTCATCTCAGACTTATTAACCGCAAAGTTATATCCTCTATATGTAGCCTTACCATATGAGGTAGATGCGGAATCGATAGAACTATATGTGTCAACATCAACAATCTCTAAGTTGTTTTCGCCAACAAAGAATGTTCTTTCTGGTATGTAGAAGACTGCAAAAAGAATGCCTTGTGAGTTAGACTTAACTTTTTGACCAACACCACTCTTTCGATTGAAAGGAGCAACCGTGTCACCAATGTCATAAACACGCTTAACATTAATTTGTCTTCCTCTGCCCAAAAATCTATTAGTCTCTTCAGATCTAAATGTGCCTACTCTACCAGGTGCTACATATTGATCAACACTCTTTCCGTCAAAGAAGAAATGATGCTCAGTATTAGGTCTTAATCCTGTTACGGCAACCTTAACTCGCTGTCGTCTCAAATACGGCTTCATATTGATATCTGTTATAAAGTTACCAACCTGCTGTGTAGCACTAGATATTGAACTAGTGAGGCTGGTATTTGCCACAGTCTGCTCAAACTCACCCATAATAACTCTTCGTCTGGGTCTATTAGTTCCAGTTCTTACTTCAGATATGACATCTTCTCTAGTAAGAGGCATAATCTCTTGTAGATTATCAACCAAATCCAACATAGGACCAGCAATATCAATTTCAAGATTTATTGCCGGATTATTGATTACATCATATCCAGAGGAGAATGGAGGATCTATAGCTACCTGGCCTCTAAAGTCATAGAAATTAGATACACAGTTTCTAAATGCAGTTGCATATGGCTGATCAATAACAGGAAGATTACTACCCGAATCAGTCAGTGTTACCACATCATCAAATGTTATTCTTGTATTGCTTGCTGAAGCAGGATCAATTTTTAGATCAACTGGAAACTGTTCTACAGCAGGCGCAATTATTTTTCTACTCTTATCGATACTTGATAAGAACTCTGCATCAATAATATCAGCATTTAGTAACGTGTTGAATGAGTCTGCCAGTATTCCATTTTTAAATCTATTTGTAACAACACCGTTAACTACACTAGTTATGCTCATATCAATAGTCTCTTGTTCAAGAAGACTCAAAGATACTATTTCGGTTAATTCGTCCAATCTCTTATCGATAAATCCAATCTCTTCCATTGTATAGTTTTTAGAAGAAACATTATCAACATATATTCTATTTTCGCCAGAAACTTTTGTGGTATTACCTGGCGATGTTATTTGACCAACTGTGTACAGTCTACCAACTTTAGGCGCAGATGGATTTTCAGACTCTCCACCCTTAATAATACTAATATTTGAATACTCGTCTAACACCACTCTATCGATTCTAGACATATAGTATGTCTGATCTCCAGATATAGCAGTATTACTCATAACAGCTACGCCACGACTAAATGTATAATCCACAAATGTAGGAACTGCACTTGAGCCACCTGCATCTAGTGCCGGTGTGATAGTTGCATCTGCATATGGTCTGAAGTCATATGAGTTTAGCGGATTAAAGACTGTTCCATCTTTAGTGGTGTATGTGGTAACTAGAGACTTACTAGATACTGTATCGTAACTATTAGCAGTCAAGAATCCACTGTTTACTAAAGTAGTTCTATCGAGATATCGAAACTTAATTAGTAGTTCGTTATTAGAAAGGGTTTCTCCAGATCTCAAAGAGATAAAAGAATGTCCATAGAAATCATCTTTTTGATTTTTATTCAATCTAAATTTATATGTTACGTCTGTACCCACTGTTCCCGAAGTAGAGTTAGTATTACCAAAGAAATCTGTAACGCTAATGAGTTCAATAACATTGGGTATGCCGAGACTGGCCATTGCATTACCACTGTTACCAAATGCATTAACAGTGCTGTGGGTTGCCTTCACATAACCGACTTTCTCCGTCAGAGTATCTGCTGACAGGTTAGAGTCTACACGAGTGTAATATAGAACATCAGGATCATTCGCTGAGTTATCGAAATCCACATTCACATTACTAGCATCAGGGGTTGCAGTAGTTACTGGAACAACAACATTATTTGCGCTCATCCCCATCACATCAGTTGATAGTGGGGCAGTATCACCAGTACCAGATATAGTCAATTCGCCACCAGCGTTTACACTAACATTAGTCTCACGAATTCTTCTAACTACATTGATATTGGATATGCTTTGCATATCGGGTCGACCTGCGTCAAATATCATAGATGCAGATTCAGGTTCATATAGTCTGCTTGCTGGCTCAGAAGAACCTGCAGGTGCGCTCAATACAGTATTACCTATTCTTAGTACAGGAGTGTTTTCAGAACCCGCATCTTTCTTAATACCAAAGACAAATATCTTACCTGGCAAAAGATTAGAGACTGAACATTTTCCTATTGCAGTCGTGCCACCTGTATCTGAATATAACGTGTACCGAGTACCGTCTACCTGAAAGTGATCAACAGTTGTCGTTGTACTAGCATTGTATGTGAAATATTGTCCGTAGTTAATACCAGTGTGCTGACTAGTTCTACTTTGAGTTAAAGTAACTGGATCTATTGCAAGTCTAGTTGGAGATACGTTTGTAACCTCTTTACCATACACATAAGCTTTACCGGGGCTGACTACAGCGTAGGCAGTATTATTTTCTTCCTCTAGAGAAACCTCTAACCCGTTAACCACATAGTTACCAGACTCTTCGAATGTTCTTCTTGCGATCTCTTCACCGATTACGTTGAACTCAGTGTTATCCCTAATACGAACTGGATTACCATCGACATATCTGATGAGTGCGAAAAATTCTGTGGGCTCAGATGCGCTGTCATAAGATACTAGAGTTGGTACAAGCTGAAGTCTATCAGCGCCAGGTGCATTTACGTTATTGAATCCTGCCGCATTATCTTGAAGAGATGCGTCTGCATCGGAGTCGATAAGATTCTCATTTACAGAAAATCCTACTGATTTATTACCGGGCGTATTCGTATACTTCTCAACAATGATGAACTGATTATCCACAAAAATGAAGTGCCCTTTCTGATAGATAACACCTTCTTCACATGATACTCCAAAAGAATTTCCTGTCTGATTAGCGACACTGGCAACAGTAATACTAACCTGAAGACTATCGTCAGATTCTTTTCTAATTTCTAATACTTCACCTGCGATAAATTGCTTAACATCACCATCATTATCTTGACTTGTGTTTAGATACTTGATATAAAGAGTTTTTAGATCGGGATCTTGAGTTTGGAATCCATTATCGCCCTTTATGATCTCTGCTCTAAGTTGGGAAGTTTGACCGACTAATACATAGGTAGTTTTTGTTCCATCATCAGAGACAATCTGATTATATAAAGATGGATTGGTAAAATCTACTTGATCATTTATTTTGACATAAAACAAGTCATCACGAGCAGTCAAGTTAATACCGCTAATGATAGTTCCTTCTTTATATACATTAGATCCGAATCGTTCCACCTGTTTCTGTAGAATAGTTTGAAGCTGAGTTAACTCTCGTGCTTGGACAGCCTTACCTGGCTTGAACAAAACACGATTGAATTGTTTAGCTTCATTAAAGTCATCGTAATACGGATCTACGTTTAAATCTGTGTTAATACCCATGGGCTATATTCTCTTTCCTTAAAAGTCAAATGTGAACTTTACTTTTTCTCTTGTGGTTGACGATCTGGTTATCGGCGCAAAATCGATAAAGTGTAGTAAGTCTCCTGTGTACGGAGTATAAGCACCATAAACAATATCACTAAAGTTATTTATGCTTATCGCAGTGGCGTTTTCTGCGGTTGCAGTAATTTTTATACGGATGTTACCCTTCTGAAGTCTACTTCTAAAATCTCCGTAATAGTCCACCAAATATATTTTAGTGACACCGGACTCAAACGAACTCTCGTGTATTTTAGCAGTTACAATCTCTTGCTTTTTATCACGAGAAAGAGTATCTACTGCCACTGTAGCTACGCCAGTTTTAGTCGCAGATAGTGAAGACACGCCCGAGGATGCCACAAACGATGTTCCTGCAATTGCAGTAGCATCAGTAAGTTCTGTAGTCGATATTGCGTTCCAATCAGAAGTAGTCATATTACCCAAGTCAGATATCACATACGATTCACCTATAGTCAGATCTGTAGCATTAACGAACTCTATATATTGCTCAATATAGTAATCAGGTATTGCGACTGCGGTGTAATCACCGGCCTTGCTGATCACGACTCTATTGTCAAAACTTTCGGGGATTGCCCCATTAGTAAACTGCGGATTTTTAACTAATCCCATTTGCGTATATGTGTTGCTATCTGGGACATCATCAGAATCTCCAGAAAAGTTTGTAACAATAGAGAGTCTACTCATCCCTAACTCATTTATTGGATTAGACCCATGTCCACCTTTAGTTGAAACTACAGCACGAAGACTGGTAGTTCCTGTAGAACTTAAACTCTTTGGGGTTATTAGTTTCGCTGATGCGAACTTATAGCTACTCCCTCTAGTCTCAAACGCAACACGCTTCAGTGTACCAAACTGATCGATAACTCCATATGCTTTTGCTCTAACACCGTTATAGTCTGGAGAACTAATTTCAATCTTGGGGACTAGTTGACCAGAGCCTGAAATTGCATCAGTAGTTTCTAGCAATAATGTTATTGTACTCTCAGTCGTATTTGTGGTTGATCCAATCACATCATATAACTTTCCAGATGTTGACCCGTCAGCAGATCTGAAGTACATATACTTGTATGAGTCTGAATCATTATATAGTGATCTACCAGTCAAGTCCTTTGGCTTTACCTTTAGATTTGTGACTCCCGATCCTGCTGAAGTCTGAGATATAGATTCAACGTCAGACGAGTTAGCCACGCTAGTTGCAGTACCAAACAAGTATTGATTGAATAAGTTGACCGGAGTATCTTCGATAATTACTTGCGATATAGTTTCCTTTGCGTTACTAATTACTTGTGCATCTCCATACACACCATCAGATACTATTGGTAGAGGTAGACTATCAGTCGTCTTGTATATGTTAGCATCAGAAGAGGGCACTGTGAACATATAGTGCCAGATGTACTTGTCTCCAGTTTCAACTGACTGATAATTAGCAGTAAACTGAGATAGAGTTGTCTGAGGGTTAATTGTAGACGGCCCACCATTGTTATTTTCAATACACTTGAATACTAGATAGTCGGAATCGGAATTAAGAACAGTGACGATTTGGTTGCTACCTTCAAATGGTTCAGTATCGTCATATGCATCATAGACAGTACCTGTTTGCCAGTTGTTTTCGTAGAACATATATCTTGCTGTGGAGTCTCCCACTTTCGAACCAAATATAACCTTTCGTTGGAAATCCCTTTTATTATTCTGCGTATTCTTTATACTACCAGACTCATCCTGTCCAGAAGGCAATGCCTTCGATGCCATAATATAATAACTAGATTCTGGTCTTAGTCTGTCAAGTTGATCATCAACCAAAGCACGAATTGCAATATTATCCTCCGCAGTCAACGATATTGATGACGACTGAGTATCATAGACTGCTAACTCGGACATGAAGTTATCACCCAGAGTTTTATTTTGATTTTTAAATGACTTAAACAACTCGTTAGTTGTCTCGACTTTAAAATTTTCTGTAATTATCTTTGCCATTATTGGGTTCCGTATTCGTTATGACGATCTTTGTTCTTTTGTGCTTCTACCTACTATATATGGATATGCAGGAGAAGTAAATGTTCCGTCCGAGAATGTCAAGAAGTATGCGTATGTTCCGTTTGTGTAATCTGGGGTAACACAATATCTTCCATTATATTCATCTAAATTTCCTGAAGATGTATACTCATAATCTTCACAGAACTTACCTTGAGGGATTATATCATATCCGTTAAGTCTAGATGCTAGTGGTGTTGGTCTAACAGTATAACTAGACTCCATCCTGATCACAGCAGATGCATTATCTGTCGGTGAAGCGTATCCCATTGGGCCGTATATTGGGTATCCATCAAATGCATATCCTAAGATTCTAGAGTGTCCATCTGGATGCTCAGTACCATTAGTATAATATGTACTAGATCCTGTGAATGATGAATTACTTTGAAGTCCATTTGTATAGAACCCACCACTTCTGTATCTATACTCTCCACCAGTCTCTGGCTTTCCACCACAGAGATCTTGATAAAATTCTGTTTGATTCTCTATGATATTCCAGTGATATCCAGGTGGTGCCGCCTGTCCAGAAACTGGTAAAACCGAATTCGGTGCCATTGGTGAGTATATAACAACACCCGTTGTCGTTATACCTATCGGCAAATCCTTATCGACAATCTGAGGATTGGAAGTATTACTTCCGCCTCTATATTTAATAGTGAAGTCGTTACTCTGATCTGCAATATTCGATGAGTCTTGGAATGTTCTAGCACTACCATCATTCTTTGGAACATTTGTTCCGTTATGCCCAGCCTTCGCAGGAAACGGATCGCCGTCTGATTGTATTCTTAATGTAGCCATTACGAAACTCCTGTTTCAGTTGCAATATCTGCAACTAGATTCTGTGTAACTACGTTGTCAGAACGGAATGTTACAATAAGCCCGTTTGTTGAATATAGTGGATCTGTCGCAGCCGCATTGTAAGTTATAGTAGGAATAGTTATGTCCAATGCCGAATTCCCAACAACATGAAGCGTTACACTCCTGTACTCATTGGGCGCAGTGCCCTGTATCGACCCGACTGTCTTAACTTGATATGTTGTATTCGGTGCTGTAAAGTTGGACGGATTATTGGCGACATCTGTTCCTCCACCAGTCATCTGTACGAAGTCTCCAACTTGAGGTACATAATCAAAAGTTGTAAAAACTCCGATTGTATTATTTGAAAAGATTAATGTGCTTGGAGCATAATTGACGCCCGAAGCATTAACGCCTGGATATGTAACTGAGTTTTGGGTTACATATTCAAAGTCACTCACACCATTAGTCGCTATGAAATTTTGAGACTCTATATTATAGTACACGAATTCTGCATCCAGTGTTGTATCAATTACGTTATCACTATTTATCAGTGGAGTAGAGAATAGTTTTGTACCCGCAACACCAACAACATCGCTGATAAGTCCTGTGTATTTTTTGGGATCAATGATAGAGGATATATCATATGAATATTCTTGATAGTAATTATTGTCATGAATCTTCTTAGACTCTTCGCTCAAGAAAGATGTTTTAGATTTCCATCTACCTGCTGTCTTTCCCTGACCCAATGTTCTAATTGTTGCGTCAGCAATCTTTTTACCATAGCTAGGACTATCGACTTCTTCATTAAAGATTTCGACAGCCTCACCATCCGTATATCTATATCCTGTCTTAGTTATAGCTACAGTATCTATCTGTCCAGTTTGATATGATGCCACTCCCTGAACCTTACCATTATTTCCCATAACACTAGATGTCAGGTCTTCTCTTAAACCACTAAATGATTTGAGTACGCCTCCAACCAAAACTTTAGTTAATAGTACATCATCGTCATCTCTGCTTTCATCGAACTGATAGAAAGACATAGGTCTAAAGTAGAAATCTGATCCAACTCTTTTTAAGAATTTTGCCTTTGATTCATATGCTATAGTGCCACCAGAAACGTAGTCGAATGAAGTCTCACTATCCTGATAACCAATAGCACCATTAGTCGATGTTGCGGCCAAGTTTTCTATCTCAGCTTCAGAAAGGTTACCTGTTAGGCCAACTTCAATATCTGGAATAGTTCTATTCTGAATTATAGTATCTCCAACACTAAGGTTAAAGTCTACAACATCAAAGTTTAAAATAAAGTCATGTTTCTGAAACTTCGAGATTAAGTCAAATTCTATATTAGCGAAAACATCGTTCTGATAGTTAGAACCAGCATTCGACACATTTAACGTATCTAATGAGCCTATAGTAATTGTTATTGGTGAGAACGCATCAGCTATGCTTGTGTTTAGATTTTCTGCATTAGGGCCTGTCATACCATAGTCATCGTTCGATGGAATACCATCAGCATCTAACACGACATTTGTAAAATCACCAATCTGATCCGTAATCAATGTGACAGTTTCTTTGTTTCTCACATTACCAATATCAAATTGCGCTGTGTCATTAGGAGTTCCCAAACCAACAATGTCGACCGTATTACTAGAGTCGTGATTAACCTCAACAGTAAATGACGGATTCTGTAGTGCTGTGGGAAAAGCAACTCCTGTCGCTAAAGAGCCTTGGAGATTATCAGCATTGGGAGTCGGTTGAGTCGTCACGGCAGTAAGGGGTGTATAGAAATCAAGTAGAGTAAGAGCCCTAAGCCATCTCTTTGCTTGCAGTTTTACAGCGTCTGATGCCTCTGGAGTTGCTCCTCCAAAAGCATCATATTTGAAAAGGGCTGGTGTTCCATATACTGAATATGTTAAGCCGCTTGTGTCGCCATCTGTCTCTTGTAGCTGATTGATATTAGCAATAAATTGTACGTCAATACTATCGACAGCACCGTTGTCGTCAATATCTATAGCAGAATTAGTCTCGCCCGCTACAGGAAACGGAGCATTCAGCACAGATGCCCAGTTCTCATATGGAGCATATACAGTAGGATCTGTAAATGCGCTTGCACCACCAAACGCCGCAATAGAAGATATTATTTGAGTAAGAAGTCCAGTGGCTGTTGCACCATTTGGTGCTTGAGTACTCCATAGTGTGTTATAGTCATCTATGTTTGAACTCTCGACAAATAGTAGAGGATGATTATATTGTATAACTTTTGCATGACCATTCATTACATAAGGAACTGCATCAGCATCTCCACTTCCAGTGTAAGTCAATGGAGAGGCATTAGCACTAATAATATCGCCTGGCTTTAGTTGTAACGTGTTAGCATTATTGACAATAAGAACTTGATTACTAATCCCTATCTTATTGCTTACAGATATACTACTAGCAGGATCAATGTAACCAAACCCGTCATCAAGAATCCGAAAGTCTATAGATCCAGTCTCTTGCTGTGATGTGGTTAATACACGAGCAGTGCCGTCAATACCAGTAAGTGCTGATCGAAGACTAACAGCGTCACCAACTTTCTGATTCGCTATTCTGTTTAGTGGGTTAATATTAACTTCACTCACTGATCCAGATATTAATTTACCTACGTTAGTCTCACCATCAGCAGAGAATACGATTATGCCATCATCAGCAGAGAATGTTCCAGTTATGTTTGATAGATATATGATAGGAGATAGTGCGCCCGAGAAGTTAACAAAGATTACTTCATCAACGAATGCGCCTGCTTGAGATAGATCTCCTTTTATTCTATCACCCTTATTAATAGGATAGTCATCTACTTGGAATACAGTACGCATTTCAAGATAAGCGTCTCCTCCCCAAATAGAATCCGAAGGCCGCAAAATAGAAGTACTAGGATAGAAGACTTCAATGTCTTGATCAAAGAATATCTTGAACAGCAACTCAAGTGATTCCTGAGTACCCTTTCGTGTGTACATATCCTTAATATGCTTGAGTACATATCGAACATCGATAGCGGCATCTAATGGTAAATCAGCAAGATACTTCTTCTTAAAGAATACTATAAAGGAACTAAGAGTACTATCAATATCACGAAGTTTAGGAACGTCACGATCCATCTTTTCGTCAAGATGCTCATAGTACGCCTCTACAAAGGATATGAGAAAGTCACCATTTTCCTTATAGACATCTGGAAATTGATCAGCTATCTCTGCATAGATACTACTTCTCAGGTTCAAAGCCATGAATTATGATTCCAATGGAGATACAGTTATAAGAACATCTTCACCACGAATCACGATGATACGATCTTTTGGAGGACGAATATCTTTGTTCGTTGTGTTAGCAGTAAACTTAATTGCTTTATTCTGGAATGAACTAATGTTTAGATTAGATAACTTGATGGCGCCTGTAGTATAATCAACAGTTCCGACAGACGATTTAAACACGCTTTCGACAGTAGTGTCACCAGTCACTAGCATAATGTTTCCTTTACCATCATCCTTTGCTGATACAAGTGATCCATCAACAGTAAACTTACTAGATGATACAGCAGGCTTGAATGTAGTAAAGCCTTCTACGTCATCAAACGGATAAGGTTTAACTAACTCAGACTCAAATGAGAATGATGGACTTGTTGCTAGATTAAGTGTAGGAACATACTCAATAATAGGCTTAGCCACAATATCAGAAGATACAATAGATCCATCAACAGTATCAAGGAATGCCGCTAGTCTTGATTGACGAAGTGTCTTATTAAAGTCATTGAGGTTTGTATTCTGATATGCTATAATAGAGTCATTTAACTCAGATCGAATCTGAGCTGGCGACTTGTTAGTTACATTAGGATCATAGACAACATTAATGTTAGCACTAACATATAGAAACTTAGCAACAACAAAGACAGGCTCAATTGTTAATGGAGTCTTATCCTTTAGATAGTTCTTGAAGTTAGCAATCTCATAGTCAGCCGCACCTTCACCACCAGTTACGTCAACTGAGATAATTACTTTTCCGAACTGAGGAGGATCAACTTCATCACCACCATATACAGAGATTGCTTGAATATTAGGAAAGCGAGAACGTAGTAGAGTCTCGTAGTCTCGTTTCGTTACTGCTCTCTCTTGTACTTGAAACGCCTTAGGAGCGAACGTCCGAATTGACTCAATATCTTCTGCCATCGATCCGCCCGATGTAGCAGTCGTGACATTCACAGTTATAGAACTCGCTCCGCCAAAAGCGCCAATCGTCAATGAAGTTACTCCATTAGCGGAAGGGCCAGAAGCTATTCTATACTCTGCTTTAATGATATCAGTTGCTGTAGGTTGTACTCCAAACTTGTTCTGTCCAAACTGTAGAGAGTACTTTCCGTCATTCTCAGGTTGTAGATAGAAGACTTTATCAGTTGAAGAAACACCAAAGATATCACTTCTATATGTGTACGTCTCGTTATTAACAGTGATCTTGAGAGACCGAGTATCAATAGCATCATTACTGAGAGTCGTATTAGATATCGTGAGAGTCTCCTTAATCACACGGCCTTCAAATAGATCGACATTCTCAATAACATATAGACTATTATCACCATTAGATCGTACAGCAGTATATGCTTTATCCGTTAATAGATTATATGTCTTGTTACCACATCGTCCAATGAACTTAGTATTAGCAGGAATGTTAAAGTAGTTACTGTCTAGATTGGGGGCGACTACATTAATCGTTGCTTTAGCACCTGCACTACGTCTACTTGTAGGAAGATAGTTAAGTTCCTTTGCATGGCTCAATACGCTATTACGTTGACTAGCACTATCCAGAAACATCTCGGATATCATCATGTTATAATAGTAGTTGTTATAGAACGTATTATATGATAGTACATCAAGTAGCACATTCGTGTTAGAGCCTTCGTAGTCAAAGTCCTTGAAACGATCCTGATTCTTTAGAAACGTCTTGAGTGCTTCTTTCGTTTCAGCGAAGTCTAAATTTTTTATTGGTGACAAGTTGGCCATGTGTCTATCTTACCCTATTAAGATCAATTGTAAGTTCTGAAGTGTTACTAGTATTTATCACAGAGAATACTATTCTTACTCTCAGATCGTTTGTGTCTATGTTAGCTTCAACTTCTACGTTGTGTAGATTACATCTTGGTTCATATGTATTAATCGTATATCGAATATTGTCTTTCAGTAGTAATATAGTATTGGGATCTATGTTCTCAAACAATGATCCTCGTATATCACATCCTATATTAGGCTGAAATAAACGCTCTCCACGATCCGTCATAACGAGATTATGTATGCTCTCTTTTACAGCATTCTCGTTAATACGTCTACTCAGATCCTTACGGCCAGGTATCTGCTCTAGATTCCTTGTGAAATCAGAGAAGAACTCTTGTGATCGTGTGCGTGGCGTTAATGACATTTCTTTTATCCTTTATAGTGTATTTATATGCTATGCTTTAGGTCGTTTGCCTGATTTATCAAACTCTTCTAGTTCTTCTTTTGTCATCTGACGTATTGACTTTAAACCTCTACTATTATATGATGCATCAACCTCTCTCATTATACTCTCAGACTCAAAAGATCTTGCAGAATCATTCTTCTGTCTTTCACTCCTAAGTTGTTTAAAATACTGGGCAGTCTGCTCTTCAGTTAAGTCTTCAGTAGCTATTGTACTTAAATCAATTATCTCGACTTCCTCCCCTTCATCACGAACCTTTCTATGTCCATCACTATCATGCTTATTCATAATCTTCTTGATATCAGCTAGATCGGTACCTGCGAATTGTTCAGTAGGAGATATATCAATTCCCTTATCTCCGGCCACCCATGATCTTCTTGTTCCTACGTCTAGATGAAGGAATGTCTTATATACTCCTATGCCTGAGAATCCGGCTTTACTGGCGGCTATAATAGTATCTTTTCTATTCTTATCATTGATAGAAATATCTACAGCAAATCCTGTTAGATGTATGTGATTAGATGTACCGCCCATAGTAGCAGTTGTATTAGTCTTCTTCTTCACTCCATTAGTGACTTCATACTCTGTATCTGTCGCTTTAACAATACGCAGTAACTTACTCCATACAGAGTTATCGACATCCTGCCATTCTTTATTCTTGACAACACTAGAAGAAAATGTTATACTAGCGCCTAGTCCTGCATCACTAATCTTATTAATAATCTCCATCTCTTCTTGTGTTGGACAAGGATCTGTGATATGATCTTTAGGCACTTTAGACTTCTTAGACTCTTCGTTATTCTTCTTAATGACCTCCTCACGCTTCTTGAGACGCTCCGCAGGCGCCACTCGTACTGCTCCATTCTCTACAGCTTTCATAGTCTGTTTAAGTCCTGCTGACTCTAATGCCCTTGTCTCGTTCTGTGTTACAATAGCGATTCTCTGTACTTCATTCGCATCTCCCATAAGAAGTGCTTGTAACTGCTCAGTAAATCGGCATAGCTGATACATAAGCATAAGAGCATTCTCTAGTGTCAGACGTTGAAAGTTGGCCACCATGTTATTAATGAATGTATCAATCTCGTCTCTAATACGCTTTATATTCTCTTCAGAGAAGAACTCGTTAATCTGATCTATCTTCTTTCTCATCTTCTTAAAGAAAGCCTTACTCGCACACCCCATATTCTTGAGTTGTGGAATAATGCTATTAACAGTCTTGAGAACTTGACGCTTGATCTTCTCAACTAGCTTTTTAATAGTGTCCTTAATCTTCTTCTTAATGGCATCGATCTTTAGCTTCTGTGCTAGTTGAATAGCAAGCTTCTTAGGATCAAGATCTTTAATCTTAGCTAACGTAGCATTCAGCGTATCAAGTAATTGAAATACTCCAAGCAACTGCATAAGAGCATTTCCGAATGCACCACAAGTACCCGCACTAATAGATGCTCCTAGATTCTGATTATAGTAGAAGTCAAGATCTCCTAATAGGCCACCTATGAACGCATCCGTTAACTGATTACTATTTGCCCCACCTAGTCCTCCGTCTTTTGAACTATATCCCACAAAGGGCCCTAGAGTGTTTCCACCCCCTGATCCAGTATTCTTTCCTCCGTTTCCTTCCTGAAAGTTGTTCAATCCGTTAAGAAGATCATTAACATTTTCATTATTATTGATAGCAAATGCCGCTATCTCAGTAAACGTCAGAGGAAACTGATCGAATCTTTCCTTGAGTGTATCAAATCCAGTTAGATCAGATGCTCCCAATAACCCATTTAATCCATTTGTCAAGTCAATAATAGCATTACGATTTAACCCGGCCGATCCGAATGGATCAGTATCATCAATCAGAGACGATACATCAATGAGATTATCGAATAGCGCACTGTCATTCCCCAGAGTAGATCCGGCTTTGCCCGCTAGTGGTGTTGTGTTATCACATTCTATTGACATATTTCTCTCTTTTCTTTAAATTAATTGTTGACAATGTACAAATTTGTGTTATAATAGAAGTTGCAACCTTTATATTCTAATCTAAGTTATCTCCCGATCCCATAACTCCTGTTATGATCGGCTTCAATCTCTCTACTAATCTCTTCAGTTTAGGGAACAATGAATTAGTTATCTCAGGTGGCTTGACAACAGCGGCTAATTCTGTTACACTTATATTAGGAACTGCTCCTAATGCACTCTGTACTATCTGAGGAGCAAGAGACGATGTTACTGTTCCTGTCGCTAATCCACCTGTAGCACTTGCTGTTGCGTTACCAATATTAACTAATGCTCCGTCTAGATTCACAAGGGCACCCGCCCCCAATCCAAGCTGTGCTGTTGAGTGGATATCTAATGTTCCGATACTCTTGATTCCAAGTGCGGCACCACTATTTATTCCCATGATTCCCAAAGCATTAATGTTCATAGTCGCAAGTGCATCAATTCTTAACGATGTCTTACTACTAATGTCAACCCCAAGATGAGCAACATCTGGATAAGGAAGTATCTGTGACGATATAGCAGGCGTTCCTGTACTATGTATCTTCGTGTAAGCAAGACTATACATATTTGTCTTATATGAGTCAACATGAAAGTCTCCTCCATCTCCTGCTATATTGCCCGGCATGAGACACTTGAAGTACATTCCTCCCAGGTTCGTCATTGCTTTTAGATTTGCTTGAGCCACCATATTGATATCATCTGAAGTAGCATGAAGTCCAATGCCTGCTCCTGATACATTCGTTTTAAGTGCGCTGTGTAGATTAATATTACGAGCGGCTCTTACATTAAAGTCATTACACTCGATATCAAGGTCGCCTTTAATCTTAATCGTTCCTGACTTTCCTACTTGTAATGTATAGTCTTCGCTAATGTTCTGATCTAATGAACCTTGAACATTCGTTGCTTCACATCCCTCTGTTGAGTTATACTTGTCTCCAAATGCTTTAATAAAGACTGTGCCGTTAGCATCTATCTGTACAACTGATCCTGAACTATGAGAGATTAAAAAGTAATCACTAGCATCTCCATCTTCTGCTGATCCCAATACAATGAAGTTATCGCCGTCTTTTGATTGGATCACTCGATTATTATAGTTATTCTCAGGCATCATAATAGCGGGTTCATCAAACGATCCCCCATCAGCAGTCTCTATATTACTTCTCTGATAGACTCGTTGATTCACTCCCTGTCCCATTGCGGCATCTTCTCCAGTCACATATCGATGACAATGTGGCTCGCCCCATTTATGAATCGCTTCTGGAGGAGTGTATCCGTCTTCTCCAGGCTCCCCTGATCCTGCTGGAAATGACAAATTCATCCCCGGTAGTCTGCCCATAACGATGGGTTGTTGTGCTTCTCGTCCATCAATAAAGAATCCAAACACCCAGTCTCCAACACTAGGAATGATAGGAGACGTTCCATAAGTTCCATCTAATACAGTGGCCCAAGGAAGATACGCTGTAGGAACACTATCTTCATTCGTCTTAGCATCACGAGGAGGATGTATTCCAAACGCTCTTACTCTCACCCGCCCACTATTTGTTAGATCATGAGCGTCTTCTACGACTCCCACAAAGTGTAACATATTGTCAAAACCTGCACTCATGAATCAAATTCCTTTAAAATATTTGTTGACAAACCGCAAAAATGTGTTATAATGGAAGTAACAACCGAAGCATTCATCATACTAGGCCACCCCTAGATAAGCCAATAGACTGAGTATAGTTATCTTCATTGAATGAATGTGTAATAGAAGTCACTACATATTTACCACTTCGCTGAGTATCCTTCTCTCTTGTCCCCGCTGGCGTATGACTAAACTTAATCAAATCAAGATTAATCATCATGCCTGGGTATAGTTCAATCCTTCCTTTAATAACAACATTAAACGAATTACGCTTTAGATGATACTGTGTAATAGGCTTTGCTGTATAGTTCTCATAGAAGTGCTGATAAGGCCTAAGCATATTATCCTTTCCCTCGTTCATTCCTATCTGTGGAAAGTCTGTAATCAGTATCTGTTCAGGCGCCTCGTGAGCCGGCATATAAGTGTTGACAAACTCCTGCGAATGTGTTAGAGAAACTTCCTCGGGCATCTTATGGCCATCGTATTCTGTCGTGTAATCATAGTCTCTTGATATACGGGTTCTCGTATTGATGTCGAGTTCTGTCACGCTTCGTCTGTATGCGCCTTGCTTTATATCAGAGAATGTATCGACCTTTGAGGGAAATGTAATCTCGTTTATACTCTGCTGTGCTATCCTTTGCCCTGGTCCTGTATTGTCATTTAACGTGTTGTATATAAAAAATAACGGGTTTATTTCTTCCCCACTTTTCTCCCCCAAATCGCCATATTTTCCCACTAAGTACTCAAACGTACAAAAGAAATACTTCTCTCTCGTCTCAAAGAATCTAAATGATGATGTATTATTCTCTGCGCTATATGCTCTTCTAGATAAAAAGTGCATTGCGGCATCTGGTTTAAGACAAGGGATGACTAATGTCTGTTCTCCATCTGTTTCTTCTATCTCTATCTCTTTATCTACTGACTTATCGCCTGTAATGAAGTAATCATTATAGACTTCTTCTACTATTTGTGATATCTTTTGTTTAGCGAATGACTTTCTTATCTCTTTAGTATCAGAGAATAGCTTTTGTTTTGTAGTAAATTTGATAGTATACTTCTGCATTCTATCATTAATAGATGATTCGGGGCTTATATCTTCAACAGCATATAGGAAAAATTTCTGCGTGGCGCTTTCACCATAGAAGTCTTCATATGTGATTTCAATTTCTTCTTCTCCTCGTAGCGGAACGTCTTCAAGGAGGTTATCTGATTCGTGTATTACTGCGCTTCCAGTGATATAAGGCGAACCCATTGCTTCTGAAAGACTCCAGTTGACAATGACCTTTGATAGTTCTATGTGATCAGATATAGTATTCTCCCTATTATCGAACATAGGTCGAACTTTAAATGATCTTAGAACATAATATCCTGCTTGTGCTTGACTACTTGGCATTTAATTCTTCTTTTAATTGACTATCAATATCTTCTAGATAAGATTTATTCGTTAAAACAATCTGGCGCCTTGACTCATTTAATTGAAATTCGTAGTCATATACTCGAACTGGATAGAACTCAGACTTCTCGTTATCGTCTTGTGCTAGAAAGGAGGCTCGATTGAGTCTAATATTAGAGTCAGAATGTGATCTATACTCTACGATATTAGCACCGAGAGTAGCGTTCTTACTCCACTCAATGACTGCGTATCCTGTTGTGCCTGATGCTTTTTCGTACTCATTCATAATATATCTTTCAAATGTATTATGATTCTTCGGCCACTGTGTATACGGATCAACAATATCATTAGATGCTAATACTAACCAAGCGTATGACGGATCATCATAGTAATAATATGCGATATCTTCAGGCCTTTCTCCCTCTTTTATTGTGTAACTCATATAAGATAGAGCGTTAGATTTTGTCCCTTTTAATAAAGCGGCTTTGCGAGTAATGTCAACAACTTCTTGACCATTAAATGATGTTGTAGGAAATCTACTAAAGTATGACACAATTAAAATCCTCCCGGTACTTCAGGAAATCTATACACTGGATTAGTTGATGATGCAAGTTGTTCTTGAGTCTTTCCTGTTGACTCAACTGCTTCAGTTATAGGGATAGTTGTTTCTATTGTCTCTCCAGTAGGCAAAGTATTAGTAACAGTTACTTCATCACTTGACTGAACAGGCGCATCTGTTGGAATTTGTCCAGTAGGATTACTATTAACAGTATCACTACCTTCTACATTATCCACATTATCCGCACTATCCTCCAACACTTGTTCTGTCTTTTCAGGAACGCTTTGAATTTCTGTTGTTGGATACTTGTCTACGTCACCTTTTGTATGAATAAATGCTTCGTTTAATGTCATTGTAATACGAATAGCAGATGGCTTACCGCCCTTATTAACTGCTAATCCATTAGGAGTATAGTCAACATTAAACTGTGATATCATTGACGTTTTAAATCTAAAGTAATATTCTTGATCAACTCCCATTAAATAAATATTAACCATTGAGGGATATCTAAGAATACCTTTATCCATAACACTCATTCCCCTTTCTTGACCTTCTGCGTCATTTCCTAGTGGGCTTGTTGCTTCTGGTAAAATATTCGATTGAATAATTTTAATAATATCTTTTAATTCACGTTGCTCTTCTTCACTTTCTGGTGATAATAACCACTCAAGCGAATGTACTTTAAGATCGACTCCCTTAAATACTAGAGATGCGAATGGATTGACTGCGGTTCCCTTTCCTTGTCCAACTCCGGCCAATATATCAGGCGCTACTTTACCTAATCCCGCCTTTGCTAAATATAGTCCAGTGTTCGATGCTTTATCCATTGCTGATGATAGTGCCGCTACAGCATCTTTTTGTCCACTAGCAAAGCCCGCAATTGAATCAATTCCCCTTCCAATCGAGTCAACAAAGCTTGAGCCAACTGACTTGGCCGCTTCCGCATCCTGTGCTAATCCAATAAGATTGGCGGCACCTGTTCCAAGAATACCAATTTCGTCACCCCCAACATTAATTTTAAAGCTATCATTAATCTGTTTGGGAAGAGGCAACATAACTTTATGTCCATCAAGTCTTTCGCCTCCTTTTACACCACCATAAGTGTATTCAAAGAAATGCATAAGAGTGCCATGTGATCCTATATTAACAGGAAACTTATGTATCGTTTGATCACCATTAGTCTTTCCCTTTCTATGGGAAATTAACTCTTCGGCGTTAGTTTTTAGTAGTCCTCTAGTCATCTCTGAACCTTTATATAAATAATAAGTTAGTCTATGTTGATTATTTATATGTATTGGAGAGAAAGTGTCTAAGTATTATCAAGGGAGATTTAAGCCCGAACATCCGCAAAAGTATAAAGGTGATCCGTCTAATATAATATATCGTAGTGGATGGGAACTTAAACTGATGCGTTATTTAGATAAGCACCCCCATGTTACTAAATGGAATAGTGAGGAAATAATTATTCCATATAGATCACCAATAGATGGGAAGATGCATAGATATTTTCCAGACTTTTATGTTGAGAAAACATATCATGGAAAGAAAGAAAAGATATTAATTGAAGTAAAACCATGGGCTCAGACTCAAGCACCAAAAGTTCAGAACACTAAAAAGAATAAGCCGACTAAGCGTTATATAAATGAAGTCAAGACTTATGGAACAAACTCAGCTAAATGGAATGCGGCTGAAGAATATTGCAAGGATAGAGGGTGGAAGTTCTCTATTATAACAGAAAAAGAGTTAGGAATAAAATAATATCTAACGTATAAATAGTCTATAAACACAAGGAATTTTAAATAATGTATGAGTATAAAACAAAAGTAGTGAAGATCGTTGATGGCGACACAGTTGATGTGGATATAGATCTTGGATTTGGTATCTGGTTATATAACGAACGTGTCCGTATTATGGGCATTGATACACCAGAATCAAGAACTCGTGACAAAGTTGAGAAGAAGTTTGGACTAGCATCCAAAGCAAGACTGAAGTCTCTACTAGGAAAGAATCCAGTATTGAAGACACAGATCAGTAAGAAAGGCGAAGATATGCGTGGTAAGTTTGGGCGTGTACTCGGAGACTTTGATGTATATTGTGCTAAGACAGATGCATGGCGCCCAGCTACTCAAATATTAGTTGAAGAAGGTCATGCTGTTCCTTACTTTGGTGGATCAAAGGATGACGTTGAAGCGCAACATATGGCTAACAGAGAGCGATTAATCGCTGAAGGTATCGTAACACTATAATGTCTAAGAGAGAGCGTGTCAAGTGTCTAAGTAGGTCGTGGGAGAAGCGATTGAAGAAGCGTTTGAAAGCTAAAGAGAGACAAGCTAGTAGGAAAGAGGTGCGTGATGGCAGTAATATTTGATGAAATTCTAACAAAAGGTGTAAGATCTGGGCAGATACCTGCTCGGACTGCTAAGGCTCGTGATTGGTATCGTGGGACAGCTAAACAGTACAAGACTGTAAAAGAGAATCAGTTCTTTGGATCAAAGAGTGATAAGGATAGAATGTCTTCTCGTCCACTTATTGGTGGAATGTATATGTATGAGTATATGGCTAAGACTAGAGCAAAGCTACCGTACTATGATAGACTTCCATTAATATTTCCATTCAAGACTGTTAAGGGTGGATTCTATGGACTGAATATGCACTATCTACCGCTACCACTTCGTGCTAAGTTGATGGACGCACTATATGAAACAGCTAACAATAGTAAATATGATGAGACTACAAGACTGAGAATTAACTATCAAATATTAAATAAGGCGGCTAAGTTCGAAGCATTCAAACCGTGTGTTAAGAGATATTTGAACTCACAAGTACAAAGTAAATTTATGTATGTATATCCATCAGAGTGGGATATCGCATTATTCTTGCCGACAGAAAGATTTGTTGGTGCATCTAAATCGACTGTATTTGCACAGTCTAAGAGAAAGATATAGGACTAACAATGGCATTCAGTTTACAAGACTTCAGTGCAAAATTAAATAAACGTGGTGTAGCAAAGAATAATCTGTTTGCTGTTACTTTTACACTTCCTAGAGCATTACTCGCAGAGATAACATCTGTAGAGGACAATCTGGATATAACAAAAGACATAACATTCTATTGTAAAAGCGTGACCCTACCAGAACTAGATCTAGTGACTACTGATATACAGCATCAAGGATTCGGTGCAACTGCTAGGCGCCCTCAAGGACTAAACTTTCCTGTTATGCCTGCACAGTTTATGGTCGATTCTGACTTTGCTGTTATGAAACTATTCCACAGATGGATGCAAGCTATCATAAACTTCGACACAAGTGGTGGTAGATTCTCGGGCGTGAGTAATCAATTACCATATGAAATGGGATATAAGAAAGATTACGCAACAACAATGAAAGTTGCAGTATATTCATTTAACTCAGAGTCTATTGAGTATTTGTACGAGTTTAGTGGGCTCTATCCTGTTCAAGTAGGTAGCATCAATCCTGCGTGGGAAAATAATGGTGAAGTTCTTACTCTACCTGTCGGATTTACTTACGATGAAATGAGCGTAACTGGATCTAAGACGGGTATTGTTTTAGATGATAGAGATGGTACTGCGTTTGGTGGTATATTGAGTTGGTTCTCTACTATCAATACAGTAGCACAAACGATCAAGGGAATTAGAAAGCCCAGAGGAGTACAGGATGCTATCAATCAAATAAATAAAGTAAATACACTTTTAGACAAATTTTAAAATTTAAACAATTAATATATTATAGGAGTATAGTGCAATGGGATTACCTAAGATTGATATGCCACTTTTTGAGACTAAAATAGTTTCGTCTGGTGAAGTAATTAAATATAGACCATTTACAGTAAAAGAAGAAAAGATATTATTGATCGCTCAAGAGACACAGGAGTCAGATCAAATAGTTTTAGCAATGAAACAGATAATCACTAATTGCTGTCAAGGTGATATTAATGCAGAGGATCTCCCTATGTTTGACTTGGAGTATCTTCTTTTACAGATCAGGGCTAAGTCTGTCAATAACACTCTTTCCTTTACTGTAACAGATCCAGACACACAAGATCCTGTTGAGTGTGAAATAGATATTGAAAATATAAAACTAGACGTTCCAGAAGGACATACAAAATTCATTACGGTTGATGATGACACTCAACTAGTTATGGGATATCCTAAGTTGGAGCAAGTAAATGACTTCTTATCGATTGCTAATCCAGATGTTAATCAGGGAGAGGTGTTGTTTGATGTGATGCTAGGATGTATTGACTCGGTAGTCGTAGGTGATGAAGTACAATATTTAAAGGATTTCAGTAAGGATGAAGTGGATTCTTTTCTAGGATCTTTACCGGGCGAAGCAACAGTAGCTTTGAAAAGCTTCTTTGAAACTATGCCACAGTTATCATACACTTTGGAATATACAAACACCAATGGTGATGAGAAGACAATGGTGTTGAAGGGTACTGAAAGTTTTTTTCTCTAGTGTTGAGTCACACTAACTTAGGATTGTATTATAAAACAATATTTTCCCTGGCTCAACATCATAAATACAGTATAGCAGAACTAGAAGGTCTAATACCATATGAGCGTGATATATACGTTGATATGCTTATAGATTATCTAGAAGAGCAGAAGAATCAACAACAAAAATAACGGAGCAAGTGATGAGTGAAGAAACAAAACCAAAAGATGTATTTCACCCAGCCGATACTAACGGTGATGGTAAAGTAAGTGATGCTGAAGAGACATTATACTTAGAGTTTAAGCGTAAAGAGCTAGAAGATGCGGATGCTATGCGTGATGCACAGCGTAACATGACATGGTTTGCTCTTGGTGGTTTGTTATTGTATCCATTTGCTGTTGTTCTAGCATCTCTCGCAGGATTAGATGAAGCACAAAAGACATTAGGAAGCATGGCACCGACATACTTTGTCGCTGTTGCCGGTATCGTTGCGGCATTCTTTGGCACACAAGCAATGAAGAAGAAGTAAAATGAATCCAGTTGAAGCATGGGAAACTCTCTCGTATCTAGACGGTGTATTATTCACTGTTTGGTTGGGAGTGTTGTACTATGGAAAATGTTGGATAGACAGTAAGTTCAAGGACTAAGAAATGTCGGAAGATCCCAAAAAAGTTATTACTATCGTAAACCCAGAGCAAGCTGGTCTAGATGAGGCTCGTTATGCACATCTACTCGATGTTTTAGACAGTATGCACTCCGCTTTAAAACGCCACACGCAACTATTTCAAAGCGCAGAAGAAAGGGATAAAGAAGCGGCAGAAGACGCTAAACGAGCAAGATTAGCCGCATCTGTATCAGATGGTGATAATGATGGTGGGGAGGATAGCAAGAAGGGAGCAGGAGCAGGAGCAGGAGCAGGAACTAGTCCCAAAAAGGATGATGGTGAAGGAGGCGGTGGTGTCAATGCTTTCTTTGCTGGCGGAGGACTCATGGGTGCAGTATCCGGTTTACTGGGTGGTACTATTGCAGGAATGTCTACTAAAAAGTTCTTTCTGGGTCTGGGGAAAAAAGTAATCGGATTAGGAATTGCGGCTGCTATAGCGCCTGCTGTTGGTAATTTTATTGAGGGTGCAGTAAATAGATCACTAGATAAAATGGGTGTCGATCCAGAAGTTGGTGATGAAATAGCAAGCGGAATTAACTTTGCCGCAGTAAATGCTATAATAGCGGCCACTATAAACAAGAGATGGGCTTTGCCTGCATTTTTAGCATCTTTAGCATATAAGGTTGGTGCTAAATTAGACGAACTCGATGGTGAGGACGATGGAGCAATTGCGGGAGTAGAAGTTTCTGATGAGACACTAAAAGCTGTCGGAGGTATTCTTGGAGTTGGCTTTGGGTTTTACCTACAAAATAAACTCATATCATTAGCGAAAGCGGCGTCAGCCAAGCTAAAGGGTGTGCCTGTCGATGAGGTTATAGAGGAAGTAACTGATACTACTGTTGGCGTTGGACAGAACGATACTAATAATAATAAGAATAAAGATAATCGGGACGAAAGATCAAAAAATAACGACAAGCTTAATAGGCGTCAAACAGATCTCATTAATAAGGGAATTAGACTGCCTGGATTTTTGGCTTTCAATAGTAATGGGCAGGCAATAAACGAGTTGGGACAGATTGTATCTAACGATGATATCAAAGCGGCACTAGCTAAACTGGATAAAATGAATGTCACTAAGTATGCAGGATTATTGAAGTTTGCGGGTGCGGCCGCATCTGTAGGATTTTCTATGGTTGATGTCTATGACGCAATAGCTAACGGCGAAAGTGAAGATGTAATTATCAAAGAACTGTCTGGTGCATTAGGTGGTATTGCGGGTGGTTTTGGTGGAGCAAAACTTGGCGCACTTGCAGGAATGGTGGGTGGGCCGATAGGATCATTTCTAGGCGCACTAGTAATGGGTGGATTTGGCGCACTAGCAGGGGAAGATCTCGCAGAAATGATCGCAGAATTTGCAGTTACTGGAAAAAGCGAAGGCCTTGATAAGCTAGGAAATACGTTAGCTGTAGCCGGATCAGGATTTACGACCGGTCAGGGATTCATGGGAAATCCAGCTATCATGGGAAGAGCAATGCACCAGAAATCACTGAAAGACGATTTCGAATCTTTCAAGTCAGGGGATATGTCGTTTGAGCAGTTCAATAAGCGTCATCCGGCAGATAAGAAGGCTTTGCAGAGGGCTCAAGCCATTATAGACGCTCAAAGAGCAGAGCGTGAACAGCGCATACGGAATACAGTCCCAGTTGGTTTAGGAGTACTTAGACCAGAAAATTTAAAAGTTGTCCCTATGGAAGATAAAGTCGATGCAATGGGTCAATTCTCTATGTTCCCTCCATCTGGCGGGCAGGGGTCTATGCAAGCAGTGCAAAACTTTAGTCCAGTTCAAAATACAGTTAATACTGTCGGTGGTAACGAGAATAATCAATTTACTATAATTCAAGGTGGTACATCTTCACTGGACAATAGCATTCCAGTAAGTCAATAATCATCTTTCTTCTTGCGAGGCAATGTAGTTTCTATGTTGTCTTGCTTGAGAAGTTCTTCAAGTTCCTCAACTGAAACATAATCTAAGTCCCAGTGATTGCAGATATCATTGCGATATCTCGTATGATTCTTGTCAGAACTCTTTGACTTCTTCTTGTTGAAGTAGTTTACTAATCGATCACTTATTTTCATATAAACAACCTCTTATTTTATGTAATAAAAAAGGGAGACTTCAGCTTGTGGCTTCCATCTCCCTATAAACTCGCTATATTGAGTTTTGTCTCCTCTAGTCTTCAGCTAGACTTTTGAAAAAGTCAAGAGAGTCGTCCGTTGACTCTGAAGAGGTTGAGGATGAGGATGGGGCTTCAGCCTGAGCAACAGCAGGTGCCGCTCGCTCTTTAAAGTTTGGCTGAAACGCCATCCCCGCATTGCTGTCCTCGGCGGTCGCTACGGGTGCGTGTGAACCACCATCAAGTTGTAGAACTTTGTGCAGTTTTGCTTTAAGTTCTCCATAAGACTTGAAGTTTTTAGGATCAACAATTTCGGCTAGGGAGTGCTGTTTGTTCCATACTGCTTCCATATCTTCATCAGACAGTGCTTCACCATCAGTGTTAGCAATTGGAGCAGGAGTAGCAAACTCAGATTTGTCGTAGTTGCGATAGCCTTCTACTTGACGAATCTTTAGTTTGAAGTCAGCGCCTTCCCAGAAATCGAATGGATTGATTGGATCTTCATCAGCGAACTGAGGATTCATAGCATCGTTCAGTTTGTCGAAGATTTTCTTACCAAATTTATACAAATAAACTTGACCTTCACGAGAAGGATTTGATGGATCAGATACGACCATTACATTAGCTACATAGCTAAGACGGCGTTTCTGTTTACGAGCAATCTCTTTGTCTTCATCATGACCAGAGTTCCACAACTGAGAGTTATACTCAGATACTGGATCGTCTTGACTTAGAGTTGTTAGAGACTTCTCGATGTACCAACCACCTGGCCCTTGAAAGCCATGATCCCAATAGCGAACGAAAGGCATATCTTCGTTCTCAGAAGCGGGTAGGAATCGAAGTACAGCGTAGCCATTGCCAGCTTTATCGACTTCTGGTTTCCAGTAGTTGTCGTCACCTTTGGACATTTTTTGATTTGACATTGATTGTAGTTGAGAGTTCAACTTATCAAAAGAGTTCGTACGGTTTTTCTTTAATGATGCAAAAGACATATTATGTTCTCCATATTTGCGTTGTATTTACGATTTTAGTACTTCTCGTATGCGTTGTATTATACTAGGTGTTGCTGTATTTGTCAAGAACTATTTTCTTCATTTTCACTTTATCATAATCTAAAAAAGGTTTATAGTTGTTAACAGTCTTATTTATATCAGGGAAAACTATGGTGTCACGAATAGTCTTCTCCCAATACTTAAAGCATCCAGTGAGTTCATCAATGATAATCAATGTCTCAATGCATACCCTTCTTCTGTTGAACAGAGATAGGAGTTTTGGATATTCTCCATCTTCGACAACAATGTTGGCATTGAAGTCATCGTCTAACTCATCTAAATCATTCTTAAATGTGTAAGTCAATGACTGTTGCCTTTTTGACCACTCAGTATAGACTTCATCTGCTTCATGACTGTCTATTAAGTTGCCAATCCAGAGATCAGGCTTCTTTAATATATTCGCTAGAATATAATCTTTAGCATCTTTCCTCTTAGATAACTTATAGAAAAAGAACTTATCTTTTCTATTTTCAAATCCATCGACAGTAAGTCTCATCTTACCGCCATACTTCACAAAGTCATAAGTTGATGTGAAATGCTTCTTGATTGCCATGTAGTAACTATAGAGTTCGAACGCATCTCTAGTAGAATACATTGAACTCATACAGGTAATCTCACAAGTTTCTCGACCATGTTTAACTCTTCAGCTTCTTTGTAAATGTTTGCTTTTAGAAGAGGCGACTTACGAATAATCTCACCAACAACTTCGATTTCAAGACCATTCTTCTCAGCGTACTCGACTACTGCGTCAATATAGGGCACACCTGCGTCAATGTGTCTCTTTATATCTAGCATTATACGCTCAGAGTTTAGTCTGTTAAGTAATTTAAGGTCACCCTTCTTATCACCCATTTAGAACCTTTATCCCTAACGCCCAGTTCTCTGCGGCATCTTCAGCCCACTGTAGAGACTTACGCTCATGTAGTTCAGTTGACACTAGTGTGCCACGAGGATCGTAGTACTCAATTCTCCAACCATTATCAGCTTCAAAGATAAGTGCTTGAGCGTTGCCCGCTTCTTCAACCTTGATTCTTCTACTAACTAGTTTAGACATAATACTATCCTATAGTTTCGAGTAATGCTTCGATGTCTTCGATCTCAGAGATCAACTCAGACACATTTTCTTTATGATAAATTTTAGCCATTTTAGCTAGGTACTTTTTAGGGATATCAACATCATCAGAGAGTGAGACGATAGCTTCTTTAATGAAGTCTCGTTCAGCATCGATGCGAGTATAAGATGCACTGATCTCATTCATAGCGCCTTTGATGCGTTGCTTATCAGAGTCTGACGATGGTAGAATAATAGAGTTTGTTGGTGTTGTCATAGTATAAGTTCCATATCAATTAAAAGAAGGGGCCCGTTTTGAGTAACACTTATCGTTGGAATCTACCAACTGTGTCGTCTCTTCGCAATCCATGCTAACTAGCATCCATGCCTGTGGTGGGCCAAGCCACACTCCTCTTTAGTTATTGACATTTTCGAATTTCCTTTTTCGGGTATGTCGTACCTCTCTTCTACACATACTGTTATCATACTTTGTATATGAGAAGTCGTGTGGACAACTTCTGTTGCTAGGCGTGTCCAGACCCCGGTAGATTATGCCGCTAGGGCAAAATCACCATGTGCAAAATTATTATCGTTTGCGATTATTTTATTAGCTTCTTTAGTCGGGAACTCCCAACCCTTACAGTCTTTAGCATTGACTGATTCTCCACATAACCTCAACCGTCTGTCGAATCCAGAGCGTCCCCATCATAAAAACACTAAACAATGCTCTTATGGTGGAGACGAGGGGAGTCGAACCCCTGTCCAAACAAATCTACTTTATGCTTCACTGAATACTTTTATTGACTTTTTTGTACAGAACTTCGTGCTGTTCTCGTAACCAATCGTCATACACGCAATCACTAAATTCATCTTCAGTCATTGCGGTTAAACTGTCAATATACATATTAAACGAAAGAAATGATCCACTCATGCCAGTTGCTATATCCATAGGCTTTGCAATTTGTTCCAGTGCATCAATTCTACTTTTAAGTTCACTCAATACTTCACTTCTCATAATATACTCTCATCGAATGTCTTATTTATACTCTTGCTCTTTTCTCAACTTCAGCAACCATGAGTCGCCTCTACGTTCAGCATCATAAAAGACTGCCGCTGTAAATGTAGCCATGAACAACAATACAAAGTGAATAACAAGGCTTATGCCCATATAGATTACGCTACCAATGTAGATTCCAAACGTGATTGACCACATCCAAGCTAGAACAGTCATTATCCACATTCGTGATAATGGATCTGGGATATGTCTTAGCGGGTTCTTGCTATGGTCAAACAGCCAATTATAAAAGTCATAGAACTTTAAAAACATCAACTTCATAATATTTCTCCATTATATATCTTGCTTATGTGTGTAATTATAGCACGGTGTAGCCGATTTGTCAAGTATTATGTGACTAAATTATATCCCATATAGAATAGGGCTAACCAAAGTAATCCCTTGATTAGAAAGAATGAAAATGTGAATAGTAGCAGTTGCGTTGTTCTCTTCATAAGATAAATTTCAACCATTCCTTAAAGTCGTCTAAATTACCGATGTCTTGTCCATCAACCATTATCTGCGGTACATTCTCTGCACAAGGAAATAGATCCATCAACTCAAGTAGATTATAATCTTTACCAAAGTCAAGATACTCTACATCTAATCCTGCGAATGTCGCCCAAGCGTATAGTGTCGCTGATTCATCGCTACCCTTCATCCCATACAGCGTTGCTTGAGGTGGTAGCTTATAACTTAATATCTCGTCTTCGAACTTTATATGGCACCCCAATTACTTTGATTGATTCTTATTTAATTTCTGGAAACAAACACTTCTGTATAAAAACATCAACATCATCTTCATCAAGGCCCAGTGACTTCATTACACGAGGTGTATGAGGATTCTGTTTCTGATAGAAAGCATAGCGATTTTGCGCTACTATTCCCTCACTATCTTCACTGTTACACCAATAGTCACCTACGTTATTCAGATAGTACAGCAAAGATTGCTCAACTGCATCAGATATCTGGTTTATCTCGTCTTGCTCTTTGACCATCCCTGCCGCTATCATTCCATCACTGAAGATCGCTTGCGCCCATTCAGGAAGCTCACGCTCTCTTTTCCATTCCAGCTTTGATGAAATATTCCCAAACGTCTTGATCATTTCGTGATCAGGATTCGTTGTCGCTGATAGATCACAGAATGCTCCTGTCATCTTGTTGGGACCCGCTATTACATCGAATCCAAAGATAGGAGCATCACTGTCTGTGTGAGGGAATACGCAAACGTGCATCATCCAGAGCTTACTAGACTCTCTCATATCGACTACATCAATATGGGCTCTTCTATAGTTCTTACTCGTCCAGACTCTGTTGACCCAACCCGGTTGATTGAATCGCTCCATACCCTCTTCTTGGATCTCTGTTCCAGTGAACTTAAATAACTCAATGATATCGTTCTGGATATCAATTAATCTGCTCCATATCATACTATTCATCATCGCCCTCGCGTAACACGAACCAGATCCACATGAGCACTAGCGCAACTATAACAACTTGTATGTCCATCAGGCTAAGTATGCCATAATCGAAGTGGCTATCATAGATACAGTAATGCCTATAATGATTCCCTGCAATAGTGTGAGACTATACATCATTCGATCAGTCGATGCATCGATTCTATCAAACGCTTCTATTACGCCTTCATACGCTTCGTCTAACTTCTTCGCTGATTCAGTTTTTTCTATCATACTAATTCTCCAAACAATCTAATTGCATATTCAAAACAGATATTCGCTTCATCTGCC